AACGCTACACCAGGAGTAATCTGGGATACGATGTTTTTATCTTTAGCTTTCAAACCACCGCGAGAACTAAAGTGCTCCAATTTCTCAAGAGCAATGTTGAAAGAGAACGCCGGGGCATTGCCCAGGTCGCGCTCTCCAGTGTAAAGACCAGTAGCAAGATCTTTTCGGTCAAAGTATACAACTCCTTTACCGAGCTGGTAATTGTCTGTACTAGGTGATTGTGCCATGATTTTGTTCCTCCAAAGGATGTTTTAATAATTGAATGAATACTTTCTTTTTACGGCTCTATATCTGCGAGGTATCCATCATCCATGTAGGATAAGGATAACACAAATCTAATGCCTAATACATCGGGTAATCCGTACCCTGTCGGCCCTTCTGTGCGAATTTCTCGAATAAAAGTATTCGTAGCTACTATCGCACCCTTTTTCAATACAGCTATTCTTAAATCTTTAAATAGTCTACGTATGTCGGTGGCCCCATCTACAATCAGTTCAAGAAGCACTTCCAAAGTTCTCTCTGCTGGGTAACCTAATGGGTTTCTTGATGACCTTTTATGAATCTCATCCTCTCCCTCTACCATAAAAATGCATGGCAAGTCTTGAAGATTTACTGGTACAGTGGGGTTTCTTTGAAATGACTTTACAACTAGATCTCCAGACGTTTTAGCATCTTTTATTCTATTGTAAATCTCTAATAATCCCAGTTCCCTCTTATCCATTATTTCACCAGTATACTAGCCAATGAACTCGCTATACGTTTACTTAACAGGTTCACTACACTTGCACTTATTACTTTTGGGGTAATACCCCCCACAGCTTGAGTAGACCAAATGCGCCCTTTTGACATTACCGTGCGTTCCGGTACCCTTTTACGCCCAGGAAGCTTACCACGCCCTTTTGTGGGGCTAGGCCAAGGCATTGTACCAGGGGCAACACCAAGTTCAACAGAAGGCCCCTGGACGCTTCTATTCTGAATACTAACGGAAGCTATGGTACCAGTAGCCTTGTTCATGCGAGACATCGACCAACTTGCTCGCATGGCACCAGAAGAGATAGGTGTGCTGTTTTTAAGATTGGTTTTCAATGTTACTGCCGACTCAAAAACTAATGAACGAATGCTATCTTCCATTAATTTTGGCATCTTAGTAAGACTGTCAGAGAACTCCACTAACTTAGAAGTATCAATGTAATCTATATTTAGTTTACCAAGAGTCATTACACTTTCCTCAACAATAATACGAATAACGCTACAGCAGGGTCAGTATTCCACGCAATTACCTTGTACTTACCAGCAAAAATACTGCTATCTGTAACTTCCAGATAATCTTTACTAGAGGGACTTACAGGAATATCTACGCCTTTTACCATTCCTTTCATGTCCTGTGGCTGTATAAACTCTGAGAATGACAAAAACTGCACATCCCGTTCGGAAAATGAGTCAATAATTGCACTAGTAGAATACTCAGTTGTTGTACTTGCCCCAAATCCATCACTAATTGCAGATGTGTACGTAGCAGGGTGTACTAAAGATTTTAATACTTTAAATATTGTGGCTACACCCTTATCTATAGTTGTTTTTATAGACATTACGCTCTCACTAATCTAACAAGGCCACTACTTGCTCTTAATGTGAAATCATTAATAATTTTCCACACTTTAGTAGGTATCGTTTTAGGCTTAGTGTTATACAAACCATCATCTGCCTTTAATTGTACTGAACCAGCCTTTATTTCTGCCAAACCAGCCATATCTGAATCGGCTGTACGATCAACATCAACAGAGGCTAATACCAGTTCGTACACAGCTTTTTTTACTTCTGGAGGTACTAGTGTAGAATCATACTCAGTTCCATCTGGAAGAAGTAAACCTACTCTAGGGAACCCCATAGACTGACTTACAGAGACTTTTGAACCTTTCCACCTGGCATACCAGTCAAGTTGCATAGATGCAGTAATTAGGGCTTTAGGCTGGTCTTCAACAGCAAGGTTAGACCAGCCTTCAGCATGTAATCTATCTACAAAGTAAGCAGAAGCCTCTTCTAAAGTAACATAAGAATTAGCAGCTACCCCACCTACTGTCGCATCTAGAGCCATAATTACTTACCTAAATCTCGTTTAGCTATTGATTTTTTAGAGGGGACCTCTTCAGTATCCTTGGGGATTTCTACCTCTTCAGGAGTAAATTTCCACCCAGCCTCTACCATTTGTGGAATTTGATCTTTATCAGTATCAGCAGCGATACCATCCTTATACATTTTCATGTGCTTTCTCCGCTAAACCTTAAAAATTAAGCTGCCCGTGTGCCAACCAGAGTAATCCGGCGAGGATCAAGACAGAATGCTCCAACAAGAAGATCCATAGACATGGTGTGCTTCTTAGTATTAATATTGTAGTCTTTTACAAGACGGATATTAACACCGTTGTTGCCAACTACCGAACTCTCAGCGGAACCAGGAAGATCAAGTTTCGGGAAAGCAATTGCCAAGGAGCGATCATCAAAAATAGCACCACTAATAGTCGTAGCTTTATTAGCAGCGATAGTAGTGATTGCAGCCCCGGCAGGTACCAGCTCGTTAATCTGCTCAGTAAGCGGAATGGCAGTAGCAGTCGCAGCAGTCTGAGTTTTTACGATCAGAGGTCTACGCATACCAGCAACCTGAATACGGTCACCCACGTTAAAAGTACCAGTAGTAGCGGTAGTACTAAGAGTATCCATACCAATCTGGTTCTTAGCAGGGTCAGCAGCTACGGTAACACCAACACCAGTACCAGGAGTTACGGCAGTAGTGGGGAATCCGAGAGAAGCAAACCAATCCATACCCATTACATGCCCCATTACGGCAGATTGTAGGGTATTAACGCCAGCTTGACCACGGGAGTCAGCACGGTTGAACCACTCTTGACCGAGCAAAGTAACCTCAGTATCCAAGTCAACGAGCGCATAACGATTGTCTGACAGGCTACGTCAGCAACGGTATCAAACAGGGACAGAGAGGTATAAAGACCGGCACCATGCAGAATTTTAGTAGCAGCATAGGCGTCAACTTTCTCTGCAAGACGATAAGCAGCAGGACGAAGTACCTGATCTGCAAAACTATCCAGGTCAAGTGCCATCTCACGAGTAGTGAGTTCGACAGAAATATCGAAATGCTTCTCGATAGTCATGGACCTACGGCTTGACTGAATAGGCTGAGTACTAATAGTAGATACGAACTCATCTACCTTATAATCGCCATGGGTACGGAAAGATACAGTGTCACCAACTTTCCAACCATTAGAGGTCGTACTAAACTCAGAAGTTTTGTCGATAGCACACATTTTTGAAACTACGAGTTTGTCTTCGAGGTGCGTAAGTGCCTCAGTAGCAAGAATTGCTGGATGATCCCAAAGATTAGCCATTTTATTTCTCCTTTACTTTTGTTTTATTGGTTGTATTACAAATTATTTCTTAACTTTACCTTTTTTAACAGCTGCAAATTTAGCTGATGGATCAGGTTTCCCCTCTACTTTACCTTTAGCGAACGGGTTAACACCCTTAACTCCTTTTGCAGGAGCTTTTGCACCTTTACCACCGCCACCAGTTGCACATTTAGCCATTTCCATTCTCCATATAACTCTTTAAACGAAAAAGAGCCGATTAAGTTGTTAGACTCAATCGGCTCTATATGATGTTGTTAGCCGATGAATCATTCAGTACTACAAAGGATTCGTCAGCCCCAAGCTTCAGAATAAAATTACTTTAGTGTACCCTCTGGGCATACTATATTTTACAGTAATACAAGGTATGCCCAGTTTTGTCAAGAAAAAATTAAGAGTTAAGCCGCTTTTCTACCGGCAAGTACTTTCTTACGGAGTTCCCTGTACTCAGTAACTTTACCTTTTGCTGCTAAATCTGCAAGTCTTGCATTAATATCGTCATCTGTATTCAACCCAGGCCCACCTAAACCACCGCCAATGGACGGAGGCCAATAATGTGGGTGAGATTCTTTCAAAGAAGTTATCCATTTATCAGATGTAAGAATAAGACCATCTCTATCTTGTTTAAGTTTATTCTCTGCATCACGCGCTTCTACTTCACCACCAACACTCAAAGAGAATACATTGCCGCCCCTCAGTAGTACGTCATCTACAGCAGATGAAAGAACCCCTGCTTTAATAGCAGCAGATCTCAAATGGTCTTCTACCATTTTGCGTTCAAACTGAGATTTGTACATCTGCTCGCCTTGTTTAGCTGTCACCTTTTCAGTCTCAAGCTCTTTAATCTTAGCATCCATATCTGCACGAAATTGCGCAGTTTTCATCTGAATGAGTTCTTCAGTACGCCCATCTTTAATCATCTGGGCTTCAGTAGACTCCTGGAAGAACTTCAATGCTTCCCTGGCCTTAATAGGATCTTCAATATCGCTGAAATTCTTCAATTTCTCTTGAATAGCTTTCTTTTCAGCAAGAAGTTCGTCATTTTTAGTCTTTAATCCTTGTACAGCAGTCTCTACATGGGTCTTAACAGCTTCACTAACGGCTGTTTGGAGGCTAGTAGTGTACGCCTGTACTGCCGCTTCTCTTTGTACTTCGTCCGTAATAAATGAAAAATCCATGGTATGCTCCTCCTCAGGAGAATAAGTTCGGACTCCCTCAAGGAGTCCAGTTTACCGGGAAATCCGGTGTTAAGTGGTGTAATTATCGGTACTTTTATCTACAGTAGCTGATTTTGCAGCAGTAGATGCACTTTTTTTGCCTTTTTTACTTAATTTTGTGCTTCCAACCATCCCACTAGGGTCTTCTGTAACACTTAATCCAGGTTTTTTAACAGATTTAGTAGGAACTCCAGCTGTATTACCAGCATTAATTGCTATGCTGTTCTCCTTAATAAAATCTCTCTGCGCTACAAGTTCACTGATATACTCAGTCAAAGATATTGTTTGATCAAGTAAACCGTTACCTATTAAATATCTATGAACAATAGATATAGGCATAATGTTTTCTCTATACCCAGCCACTACCTCCCGTAAGACATTACTATCTGGGATACCATAAGTAAGGGAAGATGGGGCATCAATGATAACTTTACTTTTATCTATCCCAGCCCAGTTGCAAATATAGTGTAAACCGGATCTAATAGCGTTTAAAGCAGATAAATATATACTGTAAATACTTGCAGATTGGGTAGCTTGCCTAATTCTAAGAGCTTCAGCAGCTTCTACGCCTTTTCTAGCGTCCAGAATAGCTACACCGTGCCTAATAGCCTCTTCATATAGATCTGCAATGTGCTCTTTTACATGTTGTAAAGCAGCAGTATCAGTTTGTGTATAGAACACACGAGCTTGAGCATCTGGAAGAACTATCATAACAGAAGATCCAACAACATTTGGAAGATCGTCATCATTAGAAGCACCAGCCATTACAAGGGTAGGATTACAAGAAAGATATTCGCTGTTAGCAAGATCTGCTTCTTTACGATATATTTGAATAGAACAATTTGCTACTGAAAGGAGAGGTACAGGTTGCAATTCTACACTATTATTGATGGAACCGGCGATAAAAATCGGCAATTCATCCATAGTTTTACCGTAATACATAGGAGTTTTAGAAAATTCTTCAAATTCTCCGTCAGTTCCAAACAATTTAGTGGAATATTGCCCATTATTCATGTACAAAACACGATAGACATCTTCAGCATCGTGAGAAAATATGTCATTACTATCCGGTATAGCTTCTTTAAATACTCCCAAAATAAGGTTCTTCTCTGCAGACATTGTAGATGTCTTCCAGTTAATTAAAGATTCAGCTGTATACTTAACAAATTTAAACTGCTGTGTCTTCTCTACTAAATCTACTGTTAGAGGGCACCTTCCAGTAGTAAGTATCTCAATAATAGTGTCCAAAAACAGTTGTTGAATGGAAATACCGTCTTTTGTAGCCTCTTTTATGATGTATTCTATCTCTTTTGGCACGTTAAATTCAGGTAATTTAGTAACAATTACGCCTAAAGCACCCTGTAGAGCGTATGAACAGACTTGAGGAAAGTGTGCGCGTTCCAAATAGGAATCATAGGCATCGGCATATTCACCAGTCATTCCAGCGGGTCTGGGAAGATATGTTTCTTTAGCATCTTTAATAGCTTGCTCGCCTTTAATGCAATCTCGTACTCTCTTCCATCCTTTTGAAGATGTATAGTACCCAGGAGCTACATTACTGGGGTCTGCACTACCTGTGATTATCTGACTTCTTTGATAGCTACTCCTATCAAAATCTATAGTTGGAACTGCCGCTATGTTTTCCATGTTGTTTTATGTCCTCACTTTACGTTGTTTTAATCTGTTAAGTTTTCTAGCAAGCAAATATCTTAATGAATCACAGCAATGGTCTTCTAAGCTACTATCAAGATCTTCTGGTTTATTTGGGTCATGTTGCATTATAGGGATAGTCCGAATATGGTGTCTACAATTTTCAAAGAAATATAAATGTGGATGCTCTAAATCTCTACGTTTTGCAGCACCAAGCATAGTTCGTATTAGGGACCATCCAGCCACCCTTGACCCAGATCCTTTATACGCCTTATGCCACCATAACCCATGGTCAGACATGTTTTTAGCTATAGATGTGCCATCCCTAACCTCCCAAATAGAAGTATCAGCTGGGCCAATACGTACTCTAGCTTTATATTCCATCTCAATACCAGAATCTACTCCGGCAGTTCTCTCAGCAATATCTTGGGAGGTAGCTTGATCACCAGTATTAACTGTACCATTCCATCCATATATCTCATTTACTCCTATTACAGAACCTTTAGGTAAAAATGGTAATCCATAAATACTATCCGGCTGTTCTCCATTACATTCAGCCCCATAAGTAACTGACCATGGCTTACTTGATCCCCAGTCGAAACTTCTTACAACATCCCAGCTCTTTGGAAATGGAAATTTAGGAATAATATGAATCTTACTATCCCATAAGTCGGCAAAGAAACCACCAGCTACTATATCCCAACTACCTTCTATCCATGCTTTTCTTTTAACTGGGTCATCTTGTACAGCTGACAAAATAGTCATCTGGTAATTAGGATCTGCTTCAAGTAGTGTACTATTTTCAGATAATGAAGATACTATATGTACTCGGCCTTTACCAGTCTCTTTATCTTTAAATACAGTTTTAGATGGGGCAACATCAATAAATCTATGCTTTACCCATGAGTGTCCAATACCAGCGGGGTTACATGTAGATCTTATTTTTCTAGGGACATTAGGATTAGAGCTACGATTGGTACTCATCATCATTTTGTAGCATTCGTCTGTAGCCCAGTTGGTTAACTCCTCCCATCCTATCCATGGATATTCATGACCGTGGTATCCCCAATAATCTCCAGGTAACCGCATATATCTTAAGTACAGTGTTTCTCCTGTTGGGAATACCCAACTATGATTGGTACCATTCCATTTAGCACCAGGAAATATCTGAGTTATCCACTTCTTACTCTTATTGATAATATCTGTTAATTGGGTGTATTCTTCACGAAACAGAATACCTCGCCAATCTGCTCCGTACCCTACACCAACATCTTGCAAGAAATCCATTAATAAAACATCGGTCTTTCCACCTCCCCTATTTCCATGGAGAAGTACTTCGTGTATAGGACACTCCAAGAAATCTACTTGACTACCAGGGTGAGGTGTCCAGATAACTTTATTTGTTTTACCAAATGGCCTTTTAACTGACATTGTTATCCTCTTGTACAACAACACCAGTAAGGCTCTTACGCGCTTTCATAGTCTTACGTATTCTTACTACACCATCAATACGCATGTATCCTTCTCTTTGTGGTATCTTATCTACCCTTCTATTAAAACCATCTGTCTTATGTAGAAAAGATAAATACTTCTTCCACCCCTCCTTAACTTCAGGAGACATCTTATTAGGCATATACCCATATTTCATTAATTGTTGGAAGTACTCAGGATCAGAACACATCTTTCGTAATTTAGTATCACCTTTCCTCTTGCTTGCTCTATCCTTATATCTTTTACCACTATATAGACTCCTACGCATAGGAGTCGTGGTACACCCATGTTTCTTTTTTACCGGATAAGAAAGGGCTTTATTTGCTTTCTTGAAAAACCCTTTAGGGATCAATAATCCATCTTCATCAAATCCACCAGCAACCCCAATAAATCCTGCTTTCTGTGCAGCACTCTGTTCTCTTCTACCTGTATTAATAGTAATAATAACAGTATCATTATCTACAGTAATATTCTCTAATCCTGGAAATATTCTCTTTTTCATTATCTTTCCACGGTGTATTCAGCATCCTGAACACCATGCTCCAATTCCCACTCTTCTTCACTCTTCTTTTTAGGGATAAGAAGAACACCAGCAGTAACGTTCAAGCTCTTACTCTCTGTCTTAGTACTCCATCCCAGCTTATTACCAGTAATAAATTTGAATAACTCTACATTATAGCCTCTGTTATCTAAGTTATGTTTACCTTCTCTTAGATACCAGCTCTCATGTAATGCTTCTCCTATTTCAAAAGCTCTATTAAATTCTTCATACATCTCTACCCAGTTCCTAATATCCCTTACAGATACTTCAAACTCAGCAGCAATCTCAACAATACTCATCCCATCCTTAGCAAGAACAAGGTATTCCATAGGGTGATACATAGGGTCATATTTCTTACCTAGTAATACATCTGGTATCTCATTATCCTTGAATAAGTTCTTTTCTATTATAGGGTCTCCACCATGCTTCTCACAAACATCCCACTCCCCTACAGCTAATTTTTTGCATGCATTTCCATCAGCATCAACATGAACACAGTATGCTTTAGGGTATAGTGCTATCTCTTTTATAATGTTCTCTTCTTTGATAGTTTCCTTGTGTAAGGACTTAACAAAAGGAATTTCTCTAGGAGGTAAGAGTACTCTCCTACGTATTATTGCTTGACTACTAGCCGTTTCCATTAGCTTTTCCTCCAATAGTATTACATAGTATCCTATAGTAGGCAGTACTATTATCATCTACTTCTAAAAGACTATCTAACAATCTTTCTACTATAACAGCATTAATCCCCTTAGCATTAACATTAAGGGGAATACTATCAGGGAATTTGTAATCTTTGAGTATCTTATAGAGTACTTTTTGTATATCCCTACGAAAGGTACTAGCATTATTGATACCAAGCATTACAGCTGCATAAGCTACAGTACTCGTAAGTATCTTGACAGAGATATTCCTATCCCCTATTCGTACTGAACAGTAATAGTACTTTGAGTCGTTATTGGTATTATTAGGATTGGTGGTATCTTGTTCTGGTAATGTTTCAGTGTCTTCCGTATTGAGGGGAACAGTACAATGACTCCAATGACTCCAACGGGAAGGAATGCTACTAGGAGGGGGTGTCCTAGCGCTCTTGTAAGATTCTATTGATGATACCATAATAAGTACTAAGTTAAGATTAATAATAACATCTAATGTGCTACTCTATAATTGCTATAGGGTACACATACCAGGAAATGTTGTCAAGGAAAACCGTTACATATAAATAACTGGTGTACTGTGGGTGTAGTGCTACTGTGGTACAGGGATATGAATATCTGTGTTATGGTTGTAGTGCTACTGTGGTACAGGGATATTGACAAAAATATATGGAGTGAGGAGTACCACCCCCGCCTGACAGAAAAAAGGGTTGAAGGCTTGGCATGAATATTGCAAGGTGGTCAACACGGCCATTCCACAGCTTATAAAACCTGACACATAATTACCCGTCGAAAGTAGTAGAATATGGCCAGGTTTTATGCTACTTTGTGGTATTATATATGAACAAATTAAGCCAATGGAAAGCCATAGCAAGAAAATAATTGTTTTAGAATATGTAATAAAAACAATGATTTACAACTAAAATGATTTTAACAGTAAAAAATAGTTTGCAATTAAAAATCATTTCGTTATATTCTGCAATTGTTCAATGAGTAAATAGTTATTCATTGCACAGCTGGACAATTCAATTTTATGGGGTAACATTATGAACGTATACGCAATCAGCCAAAAAATGAATCAAATTGTCAATTTAAACAAGCTTTCTGCTATTCACCCCAAAACAGGTAAAGCAATCAGCCCGCTTGGTCATGAATTAAATTCTACTCAAGGTGCCATTGACATAGCATTGTTAAATGCTAGTAAAAACACTACTTTACAAGACATATTGTTTGAAGGAATTGAGAAGGAAGTCAGTATAAACCGCACTGAGTATTGTCAAGACGCACACAAAAAAGTTGGTCATACGTTAAACGGCCATTATTCAAGGAAAGCCATTGATAAAGGTCAGGGGAAAATCACATATTTAGGTAGTAAACGCGAAAGTGGTCAAAAATCATACAAAGCGAATTTTATGCTTTGTGGTGGTAATGCCGAACAATGGCAAAAATTGCATACCATTTGTTCTGCTATGAACAATGAAGCGAAAGCACTGGGTAAAGCACTGAAAGCACTTTGCCCGCCAGAAAGGCATTGCACAGAAAGCAATGAAGTGAGAATTAGTATTGAAGACTTAAAAGCGAAAGCATACGTTAAAGCTGAAATGAATAATGCATGGCTTGAACGTGAGGCACAATTCAATATTCCAGTGATAGAATAAACTGGAATAGCCTGGGAATGGCCATAAAAGGCCATTCCCAGCATAAAAGGTACCATGGCAATGGTCAGGTACCTTTTATGCTGGGAATAGTCCAGTGGGCGAATAAAGCTTTATAATTCAATTTAGGGGAACAACATGCATACAGTAATCATTTTGCAAGCAACATCAGGAAACGTGTCGGACGTTCAAAAGGCGCTTGGAATAAGTTTAGGACACGAAGAGGGGTATTTTCAGGCGGGCCGTGTTTCGTTCGACTGCGGGCAAAATACACCTTTTGAGGCTGGACTTGCAATCAGGACAGAAAATCAATGTTACAATGGCGAAGGGTATACTTGCTTTTTTGATGGTAATAAATTCATGGCCATAGGTGATTTACTGGAAATTTCGAATATTATTGATGGCCTGCCGGAACATTTCATCAACAATATTCGGGTTATAGAATACTGTTAAAACCAACTAATAAACCGGCCAGGGTAATTGACTGGCCGGTTTTAAAATCAAACTATTTAGGAGAAGAAAATGTTTAAATCAATAATGATAATTACCATTACTTTGTGCGCAGTAATTACGTTTCTTGGCAATCATTACAAGCTTACCGGAAACTTTAATAACGAGGGGAAAGTAGCAATAAGGTTGGTGCTGAAATGAGAAATGCATTGAAAGCACAGCTGGTAAAACTCACAATAAGAGCAGCCAAGAAAAAATCAGAAGAGGTTTCTTGGCTTGGCAAAGGGAAATGTATTCAAGTACCAAGTAGGGAACAGCGGGAATTGTGGCTCTCAAGTTCCTACAACAATCAACTTTAGGAGAAAATCATGAAAAGAAAACAGCCTAAGAAAGAGACTATAAAACAGAAAGAAATTCGTATAAGAGCGTTTATCAAGAATTGGTTAAAATCAAACCTTTAGGAGAACACCATGCCAAAGCGAATTAATTATCAAGTCTACATTCTGGACGAGAAACACCCTGAGTTTTCTGGCAGGGTCCTCTACATTGGGACAGTGCAAGAATGCTCTACATTCATAAACAAGAAGATAGTCGAAATGTCCTCGTTGGCTTGTATGTTGCAAATTGACATGAGAGGCCAGAAGGAATATTCCGGTAATGGAGCCTGGACAACAGGTTACCACCTGTATTGGGATAGTTCTGAAAGAACTCACAGAATTTGTATTGAAGAGTACAAATAATCAAGGAATACCTTGCACTTAGAGAAAGTGTGGGGTATTCTTTAGTCTTATTGTAGTTAACCAAGAAAATCAACTTTAGGAGAACATTATGGAAGTATGTAAATCAGGAATAGAGTGTGAAAGCCGAGTGTGCTCATGTGGAGAAAGTTTCTGTTTCTCTCCGGACTGTTACAATGCTGATGTGTGCCCAGCATGTGCAGAGGCAATAGTGGAAACAGTGTGGACAGATGAGTTCATTGGTGAAAAACCGAACTTCTCTATCAAGTTCTATGATGTGTTTACAGAGGCAATTATAGACGTTAGGGAAATTCATGCAGAGAACTATGGAATGGCCGTAGCATGGGCCTCGTTGAATTGCCCGCCCACTTCTGGCTGTATCATCGTTAACCTCTAAGGGGGTGGGTATCCTGGAACAGACCGCCTTGTTCCAGGAAGGTAGATATATAGGGGGTGGGTATCCTTACAGGTACCGCCCTCATTCCATAAGGTAGATATATAGGGGGTAGATAGTATGAAGAAGATAGCAATAGTTGTTCTCGTGTGTCTGTTTGCTGGGGTAGGAGCCATTGAGTATGAACCAAGGGTAGAGAACGAAGTATGGATAGTTAAGTGTAGTGGGTACAATATGAAGTACGAGGCCCCTGCAAGAATAGCACTGGAGAAAGAAATTGCTATGTGCAGTAAATAAATACTTGCATAACGAGAAGTACCATACTAATATGTAATTTCCAGCAGGGGCATATAGCCAAAGAAAACCTTTTTAGGAGAACACAATGGACTTAACATACAGATTGGTAGCACAATTCCAGTACCGAGAGAACTATGCGGCACATGATTGGGACGGAACTGGCGAGTGCCCCCAATATTGGAAGTTCAAGGGTGGCGCGAGTGTTAATGTTCTTGTTGGTGTTAAGGAACCAAGTAACCATTACATTGCCATGGTCGAGGAAACCATGAAGGAAGAGTTGGCTAAGTACATCTGGAAGAATAATTTCAGCGAGCAATACCTCATGTTCTTCGACTGGGAGGTGTCCTGTTCATGGACTGAACAAGAAGAAGTAGATGCGTATTGCGACTGGCACGAAGACCTCTTTGGTACTGAAGAAGAAGAACCTTACGAGGACATGTGGTTCGATATGGCCGCAGTTTGCGGTTTCGAGGAATACGCCTAAAATAAAATATAACATACTGCTTGCTTTTAGAGGGGCAGTATGTTTATATATAGTCTCACCGACCTACCCACTAAGGGTAAAAATTCTTTTTAGGAGAACACCATGAACATGCATGAAAGTCAAGTGATAGTATCCTTCTTCCCCAAACGCCATGAACATTTTGGCCCCACGATCATTCCTGTTACGATCAAAGAACTGCACAAATACTGTGCCCCTCTCGACATAAGAAGTTTTGGTGAAGGTAAGGATGATAAGTATGTCCTCGACCATGCTTTCAACCACTGGAATTATGTTGGGGTAGAGTATATGCAAGCTCCTGATGAAATTAATGCAAGAGCAAGCATTTTGAAATGCCATGTGTCAGCTACTGCTGGAGACGTTTTTTCTATCAGTGATGATAAGTCTACACGATGGTATCATTGCGATAACATTGGTTGGTCCCTGATAGAAATGTCATAGGGGATAACGAAAAGTAGTGCATTCAGATAACGAATGCACTACCATATAATTTCACTGAGCGCCCCACTAAGGGGAAAACAAATCATTTAGGAGAACAAAATGCGAATCTTAATTGCAACATCCTGTATTCCCCAAGCTGGTAAATCAGAAGTACTCCTCAATATGTTCAGGGACTTCGCCAAAGAGCAAAACGTTAGCATCCCTCCTGGCATTCTGTGGACCCATGGCCCTGGATGTTCCAACCTTGCAATGGATGTTATTGGCGAAGATGAAGCTGCCGAATCGTTCGCCAATAGGCTTACGATGGCCCTCATGCCGAGTAAGTGGGCTACTACTTCGGACGCACTGCCAGAGGTTGATACTGTAGAAAATTTTTAATAAATATGGTGCATTACGATAAGTAGTAGTGTACCATATAATTTCAATGCCGGACCCAATAAGGGTAAAACATTCATTTTAGGAGAACATCATGAACTTGACTTACAATGAAATTATTGAGCGCGATGGGGAAGAAGTAGGCTTGGCCTACGAGAAATTAGTTGCTGCCCACCTTGAGAAAACAGGGGTAGAGGAAGCAGAACGTAATCTTATGGCTCAAAACCATTCCACAGCAAAAGGTGAGTACCTCTGCCGTAGGGCTGAAAGACATGCCAAGCAAGAAATTATTATATCAGCAGCCTATGATATTCTCCCCACCCCTAAGCCCACACAAGCAGTATGCCCTCGTTGCTGTTCTACCTTACGCTGGGACTTCGATCAAGACACCTACCTTGTTACTAAAGGGGAAGAACGTAAGTTCTCTGTCACAACGTACCCCACGGTAGACACCACTGTTTACTCCTGCCCCTTCTGCAATAAAGTAATTGGAGTGGGTATCATGGATCAAGAAGGGCTGGCTATTTATAATCATCCTTCATTGAATAACATTAACTGGGAAGACCCAATCAACGAGTACAATATTAACACTGTAGAATTGTAATACTAAGAAAATATGGTGCATTACGATAGGTAGTAGTGTACCATATTATTTCAATGTTAGTCCCAATAGGGGAAACTTTAACTTTAGGAGAAGACCATGAAAAAAATTATTCTTACCGCCAAACCTGCCGTATCTGCCCCTGCCAAACAAACCATCAAGATCAAAAAGAACCCAAATGCAAAGTGGTGCGATACGTATACCGGGGATCGCATTGAGCGTGGGGAACTGACCCGCAGGATAAAGGCCCTGTGCCCCACCTTCCAGAATGTGGATAAGCTTTCCAACAATGATCTCATTGATGTTGAAAGGGGTATAGTGAGATGCCAAGTGAATAGGCTGTCTTATCTGTACCCTGACAACACTCAGAAAACGTCCATTTTTATAAATAGCTAATAATATCAGTGGAGTGGGCAAGGTCTGGCCTATAGGGAAACCTTGCCTATTCTGCTACATTCTAGGAGAACTACAATGGAAGATAAGTGGAAAGAACCAGATGCTGCCAACTTAGTACTGACAGCTCGGAAATTGAAAGTCCAAGAACTAATTGAGAGGGGAGAAGAACTCCCCGGATATATGGGTGATACTCCTATACAGTATAAAGAACTAAATCACCAGGAGCCAGAGCTTGCATGGTGTAGAGCAGTCCTTAAAAGATTATTAAAAAAGAATCCGAAAGGAGCACTCAATATTACTTTCTTAGATTGGTACTGGTATCAGCACAAGGCAGATGAAGAGATAGAGGCCTACTTGCTTGAAGTAAGAGCAAAAGTAAATGCAAGAAAGAATAAATAATAGTTTATTTCCGATAAGTAATAAGGTACTATTCATTTAGTTCAATTGTAGTTAACTATTAATTCATTTTAGGAGGTAATCATGGCATACGTAGAGGGTAACCCGAAAAGCAAAATGGAGATCAAGAAAGGGCTTGCATCAGGAGCTGAATTCTATGTCTTTCAACCTGGGCTTGGAACAGTACCCAGAGATGGTATCATTGACCTCTGTGGGCCACATTACCCATCTGCGCATAAGTTCTACTGCACGGGTATAATGAAAAATGGAGTTTTAGTCGCAATCAAATAATTCCATTGACTTCTCTCCCAATAGTTGGTACTGTATTGGTACACATCAGGTACACAATTGGTAAACTATGAGGGAGAGAAAATGAATAACAGAAAAACATGTGTGAAAGAGAACTGTAATAATATAGCAGATTCATGGAAAAGCACAGATGGAACAATTCACTATTTTGAGATGTGCCAAAAGCATAGGAAACTAAACCCAAAAAGAGAGTTTGTTTTAGATAAATGTGAATTAAAACCTGAAGTAGCATATAGGGAGGATGGTAAAGCCCTATGTATGGTTCTTGACTGTCACAGAGCAGTAAGGAAAATAGGCAAAGATAAGTATGCAAAAATATGTGACTTTCATGGAAGAGGGTACCATACACATAGTACAAGATTAGAAAAGAAAAAAGAAGATGGTAGAATTCGAAGATATGGGGTTACCCCGGAAAAATATAAAGAACTTATGGAGGAACATGAAGGTAAATGTGCTATATGTGGAGAACCGGCACAATCTGTAGATCATAATCATCAGTCAGGGAAATTACGTGGGATACTATGTATACTCTGCAATACGGGTATAGGGCATTTTAAAGAATCTATACCATTACTAAGAGCAACAATAGCGTACCTACGAAGATATGAGTAATGTAGTGTCAGGCATGTTAGGGATAGAATGAGTTAAGTAATTGAATTCATTCATCCCTGACATATTAACCCTTTATAGAAACTAATTACCACAAATGTAGTATTTAGGAGAATACCATGGCAATGAGCAAAGTAGAAATGTTGGAGCTGTTCCGCAAGTTGGACTCACAAAAGAAGCACGATGAAGAAGACTGGGATGTACCCCTCTTCGACATTCTTGGTAAAGTAGAAGTAGAGGAAGAAACTAAGGCTATCGTTGACCGTTATAATACCGCACAGGAGATGGCTGCGTGATCAAATTACTCGTTATATTATGCATGGCAGGGGTTCTATTATCAGTATCGTATTCCTGCCAAGAGAAGGGTAAAGTATATGTTGTCAAGTGCAATACAACATCCACGCCTGTTTATTCAATAGGTCCTCCTACTCAGGAACTCATTGACAGGGAATGTAAAGGAGAAAGATAATGTCAACACATGCAGAAGAAACAATAGATATTAACAATGTTCTTATCCTATTCAATAAAGAATGCGATTGTGAACTACAAGACGATGATGAATGCCTGGAACTGGTATCAGTACAGGATGCTCTTGTAACAGGCCCACCAATCTGCAAGGTATGTTCAAAGCCCTACGAGTGGGACGACAGAGCAATAATCAGTAAACCTTCTTAATTGCCCCGCTGCGCAATTTTAAAGCAGAAGTATGTTACCCTACACGCTACCCCAAGAAAAGCCCACAGTGAGGCGTATAACCCTCGTAGTGGAACATTCAAGGGGTCGCGCTGGGTAAACCAATTCAATATTTTATTATAGTACTCAATAGATATATTGAACAACAAATTTTTGATAGTCCCGTATTAGGCGCATCTTTTCAGCGCCTATACTTCTTTCTGAAAGAAAGAATATATTACTTATTACTATTACTTATTAAGGCGTTGTCGAGCACCGCTTCAAGCAACGCGAAACAACGTATGGAAACCATCTTTATACCCCTATAAATATTGAACATTAGATATCTAGGGGTTAAAAAATTTAATTATCTATAGGAGAACAAAATGCCAAGTAAAATATACATTAAAACGAATGAGTGCAAAAACTGCACTAGAGAAAAATTATGTGTTTGTGGAAAACCCCTTAATCCTTCTGGTAAATATTGCTCTGAATGCGCATCTTACACAGAAAAGATTGGTATAATAACTAAAACAGGTCATTATCTTTATAAATTATCATTTATACTACCAGAAGAGCGCAAATTAGAACAACGTATAGCAACGTACCACGAGACAGATATTAATTACCCTTGGATATGCCCTAATTGTGGCAGAAGATACGAACTAGAAGCAGATATAGATGATTGTCCATGTTGGAGAACCTAAAAGGAATAAAAAGAAATACAGTAAAAAATAATGCTTTACAACCTTGTTTATATATGTTAAGGTGTAACCATCAAACAATAACAAAGAAGTCAAACAGTAGTTAACAAGATAACCAACTATTTTTAAGGAGAAAATCAATGTTGAACATTCCCGAGTATAACCCGAATTTCTTTACAAATTCTTTGCGTAATATCCTTACGAATGCCGGTATCAATCCCGACAAGGTAGCAAAGGCAAAGATTGGCAAGTCCGTGCGGTTCGTATCCCCGCTGGGACATTACGAGGGCACCATGGCTATGGCAATTGATATGTGTATTCTCCGTGGGGTCGTTACCCCGAAGGAGATCATCAAAGCCCTGGATGAAGACCCGACCATTGCAGATCAGCGCAAGAAGTTTCTGCGAACCAAGGATGAAATCAATATGCCGGATCTGCTTGCCAAAATCAATGGGCATATCGGGTATTATGCAGGGCGGAATTTCGATGCTCATTTCACCAAAACATTCCAGGTGAACGATCATATTGCTCGGTCAATTCGTAAAGCGGCCAGAGCATACATTGATACCACATGGAAACCGGGGCTCAAGGAGTACAAAAAAGTCTTGAATGCTTCCATTGTAAAAGTTGCTAAGGAGGTCGTTATGGAGGAGAACGGCACTATAGCTCTTAAGCAAGGCATGACCAACACGTGGATGGTTATGTCCAGTACCCTCCAAAGTACAGTGGTCGCTCAAAAGGAGACCATTGAGGAAGTACCGCAGGATGCCACTGCCCTTGTTGATACCGTTGAGGACTCTGGGGCCTTGGTAGCGGAGAAAAAGAAGTGTGCGGGCGTTACCAAAGCAGGACTCCCATGTAAGGGCTTCGCCCACGGTGCATCTGAGTTCTGCCGCGTCCACACTGTAAAGGAGCAATAGTCCAGACGCCGATAGCAGTACGGTCTAACACTGCTATCGGCTTGCTGGTGTCACTACTCACCTAGAACGGGAGGATGAACCAGTAGGATATTGCTAAACTATTTAACGCCGATCGGGGCATAACACGCGCCTACTGCCAACGGAGGAAGGCTACCAATGGGTTATTAAGATAAAATATATGACATAATTGAATCTAACTGAGATAATATAGTAGTAAAACACCACTCGGCCTCCTTCGTCGGCCATGATGCGCCTATGCTCTAGTAGAGTCTACGTCGAGTGGTGTTAGTGGCTGGTATCCGGATACCAGTATATTCTGAAGTACCCCACCCTCTGCTTATTAGGGAGGGTGGGTCATGAGTAAGAGCACTATCCACATCATTTGCATGGTACAGAGGGGGTGGGGGTGCCATACTAAGTGAGGGGATTCTCCCCCACCCTGCAAGTGTCTAATCAGCCACCTTACCGACAACATAGAGTGTCTAATCAGCTACCCCAACGATACTGTGCAAGTGTCTAATCAACTACCTTACCGACAACATAGAGTGTCTAATCAGCCCTCCAACTATCAATACCTTTCCCCTAGTACCTTCCCAGTACGATAGTAACCACTTTATTACAAGATACTTAAAAGCATCCCATAAAACAATTAACCTTATAAAAAATGACCCTTACTTATGAAGAGAGACGGACATCTTCCCACATTTATAAGGGTTTTTGGTAAGTGGATAAAGATAATTAACAAAGAGACAAGATATTAGATATACACTTAGATGACCTATTTATCAATAAACATTGACAAAGGATAAAGTATATTGTTAAATTAACTAATGAATAAAGGGAAATAGAATACTGTACTTTATCTTGGTACTTAGCCTATTAATACCTTTCCCCTATGCACCCATAATACCTCAAACAAGGAGTAGAATAGTATGGATATTAAAAGAATAGAATATATTTCATTATGCAGAGATATATGGGATAGTTTAATAAAAGAATTCAGAGCTAATAAAGATACTGGATTGTTTGCTGAAGAGCGCCATAATAAAGCATTTATCTATTATGCAAAACGAGAAATTGTACTATGGAATATAGAAGAGTTCAAAAAGAAATATCCTAATATTAATGGTGGTAATACATTGATGGGGGATCTCAGTGAGTACTCCTATTGTCCTGCTTGTATGGAGTGTAGACAGGTATGCTACAAATGTTTTCTATTACCTCTTTGGGATGACGATGAAGAAAGTAAATACAAAATGATATACTGCGAGAAGAAAGATCATAGTCCATATGCTAAAGCAAGGATGTTGCTAACTATTACGGATATGAGACAAGAGCATTGGGATGCTGTTATACTGGAGTGTCAAAAGATAGTAGACTATTGCGAAATGCTTTTAAATAAAGAAAATGGTTGATTTTAGATAAGTAATAGTGTTTACTGTTCTTAATGGTTCTGTAGGTGAAAGTTAAAACATATTATAGGAGAGGATATGTGTTTAATAAAATGCCGTACATACTTAGGAGTTATTATTTACAAAGAGAAAGAAAAGGTTCCTGGATCAGACTTGAGAGAATTGAAAGATGGTAGATTGATTGAATGCGCTCCTATATACGATACATGGTATAAATACACTGGTGGAATTAGATGTTATACTTTGCAGGAATGCAAAGAGAGTATTGATTCTATATTCCGGCAAACAAAGGATATGTACAGTACAGAGAAAGAGCATAGAGAGGCATTCGTTAAACTAATGAATGAAGAGTAGGAGAGGTAGAGAGAAATGGGAACTAACTATTATTTACATAAAGAGAAATGCCCTTGTTGTGGATTGAAGAGTGAACCTTTGCACATAGGCAAGAGTAGTGCTGGGTGGGTGTTCATGCTCCATGTTACAGAAGCGATTAAAGGATTGAGAGATTGGATGGTACTGTTTGAATCCCCTGGTTATACTATTGTAGATGAGTATGGACAAGATATTAGTATGACTGAGATGGTTAGTACTATTGTTTGTAGGAGTTGGCCTGATAAGATAGTATTAAGAGAGAGTGAAAAAGAGAAGATTGAGATAGGACCAAGTAATCTGTTGAGAAATAGGGTAGATGCTGATTTCTGTATTGGTCATGGAGAGGGGACATGGGATCTTATTCCAAGGGAGTTTAGCTGATATGGATGATATAAAAATGATGTTTGGAGAGAATGCACGGCATATTCCTATGTGGATGAAGACACAGAATATCTCTGACGGAGGTATAATGTTTGTTGGTGCATCTAGGTATCCGCAGCCTTACCCTACTACTCATAGTCATACCTTAATTATAGGAGAGATAATCATTAGGCCACATTTAGTAATAGGGAGTAGCCATTGTATTGGGCATGGATTGAATGGTCTTGCCACAGAAATGGATACTGTTGCCTGGGCTACTGGGGAGGTGTTGTGTAATCCAATGGGAATGAGATTGGATAAGAATGGTAAATTAGTTAAATTATAGGATAATACATGGATATACGGGACTTAAAAAAGAATTTAACTGCTATAGATACAGCTATAGCGGAAGCTCAAGATACCTACGATGCTTTAGTTCAAAAGTTATCCAATAAGTATAATATTCGTCTTGCTACTGGGCATATGTCCGATACATGGCAAATGTTTGATAAAAAGAAAGGCTGTTTTATGTCCCTATGGGATTATGGGGATACTGGGCAAAGAATACCAAAGATATTGCAAGAACTTGGTGAACTGGATAAATTAGTACAAGATTACAGGATAGGAGCTACAAACGGCGAAAGAATTGATCCAGATTATAGGAGGGATAAGATATGATGTGGGTATTAATGACATTTACATGGCATGCAGTAGGAGCCGGTAACTCGTATTCAAGAAATACAATACGATGGGCTGCTGCCAACCTTTCAGAAGCGGAGTGGATAGTAGTACGTAATATCTGGCTTGGTATTGGTGGTAAAGATGATGAAGCATAATATACAGCATTATATCTCTGTTAAGTACAATGTAGGAGGAGAATTGGAAACAAAGATAGTAAAATTCTATCTTATTCTCCCTGCAAAAACAGAACAGTCAGTAATCTATAATGCTGTACTACAGAGTATAGATGCGATGTTTGGGTATACAGCATGCGTATACTCCTATTCAATTATCAATTCTGTAGATATATTTGAATTCAATGAAGATGATATTAAATCTTTGAGAGGGTGAAATGGCGACTTGGCATCAGAGACAAAATAAAGCTAAACTAGACGCTAAAGATGTATGGACTGTAGTTATTGATCCTCCTAATGGGTGTACCTGCCTAATGAGATTCGACGATGCTGAGAGTGCAAAAGAATATATGAAAAAGGTAGAGCACACATATTTATTGCCACCAAGTAAGATTTAATTTTGGTGTAAATTACAGTAAATAATGCTTGCGCTTCGATAAGTGGTATGGTAAGTTATGTATATATTAATTGAGAAGAAAACAAACAACCACTTTAGGAGGAATAACATGAACTTCCCGATACGCCTCAAAACTACTACTATGGCTTTTTATGGTGGTAATCCTTGTAAGCCCTACAAATGGGTACTGGAACAAGAAGAAGGAGAAAGGATACCAACACTGGTATGTTATCAGCCTTTCGATGGTAATGGTAATGCGCCTCGTACTTGGGGCAAAGTTGGTTCCTGGTACCTGTCTACTCTTGCTTTATATCCTCACACAAATAGTCTTTACCTTGATATGGGACGAGATTGGCGTGTCATAGGTATGCGAGCCGTAATACGAGAAGCCTTGAATACTATCAGTCCAGTGGATACCAAGAGCATTAAACTTAACCTTGGACATACAAAGATGAGCGTCTTTGATGTTGAGGATTCTGCTATGTGTCATATAGCAGCAGATCACAATTACTATGAATTCAAATATTCAGCAGAGACTGTTCTTTCCCTGATAGACAAAATCAAAGAGCTCGAAGCATTGCGGTTGAAATGCGTAAAGGAGCATGAAGAATAACTGTTACTGCTAATGCACCGTTCTCTACTGGCACTATACACCTCCAGTACCCTTGGCCGCTGCTCCAAGGAAATTAGCAGAAGCAGCAATTTAACTTAAAAGGAGTGTGAAGAATGAGAAAAATAGATAAATTAAAAAAGGAAGCCATAGAGTGTGCTAAATTCAGAGGGCATAGTATGACTAGGTTTACGAGAATGCATCATAAAACTAAAACATCCGTAAGCCGTTGCAAAAAATGCTCGATGACTGTGTACGTTCAAGATTACTGCTTACCTAATGAAATAGATATATCTGGTCAAGCTATTGCACTAACCTGTTCTGGAGAAAGCAAATGAAATATAAATTAGATAAAGCCTACGACCAAAGAGGCTCAAGTATGGGAAGAAGTAGCTTTATTACAGAGCCTATGCTTGATGCTAAATTTCACTTGGAGTTAGTACCACTGAATAGTGGTGGGTATGACTCAGGTGGAGCCTACTGGGGCACTGGTATGCCTCTTTATGTTTCGTATGCTATGGGCACAGAAGAAGAGCAGAGAGTGTTCATTCGTTCTTGGACAAGGAGTGGAGCTAAATCTAAGGTGTATCAATACTTCAGAAATGCGAGGTTCTATAAATGAAATGGTACGTACAGTTTTTTTCTCATAAGATGGATGGTTCATTAGGGGAAGCATGCGGAAGTGATAGTGTGTTTATCCTTGATGGAAGAAACAAGCTGCAAGTAATGATACAAGATGCCAAGAAGCGGATAGAATTTCTGCGTAATGTTGCCCGCTTTGAATACTTCGAGATCAGAAGGTGTTATAGAATATCAGATCAGAGTCAAACAGTGCTATATAGTAATTTCTTTCATGATAAAGATGGTAAACTTTTTAGGAGGTTCTAATGACTAAACGATTAATGCAACTCGCTATTAAAAATGCTATAGATGCATTCAATGAAACAATGGATACCCATATGCGTATCGAAAAACCCGATAATAATGCAGAGTGGTATACATTGTATGTCAGTAACGTAAGGATAACTTCTGGTACAGAAGAGCACATCCTCAAGCGTATCAAAGGAATCAATAGAGAGAACGGCGTATGAAAGTAGGACTACTTAAAAAGGATAGACAAGAACGCTATAACTCTAAACGAGCGTGGTTTGTTAATGCTTGGAGAATAGTTGATGTTAATGGTAAAGATATGGTGCAGCCATGGTCTAACACTATGACTGAAGCTAAAGAGACTGCAAAAGCTCTTGATATACGATTAGTTAATTTACATGAGTTCACTCGTAAGAAAAAACCATGGGCTTTGAATCCTTATAAGCCCAAGAAGATAGAATCATGTATTGGCAAACCACGATTATCGGGTATGGATGACCCAGAAAACTAAGGAGTAAAATTATGTCTATGCTTATAGAAGACGGAGCTACCGAGGAAGAAATTCGTAAATACAATTCTAGGTATGAAGGGTCAGATTACAAAAGCAGACAAGCAAAACTAAAGATGGTGAAAGAACTGGCAAATAAAGAGCATAAAGTTAAACCTCTTGTAAAAGATAAGAAGCCTGTTAATAGGCTGAGTAAACTACATTACTTTCATCTTATGACTTTCTTATCTAAGCTTGAATTGAAAGAGGGAAGACTATTATCTAGTTGGCAAAAAGTAGCTGTGCTTGCCTCTAAAGAACTTGGTATGGAATTTAATCTTGGGCATGTGCGGGAAGCTTGCGAGAGCCTGGGAATAAAGCCTCAAATAGTGTATACCCACAAAAAAGATACTATCATTGACGCACAAAAAGAGTTGCAGAAGTGCTTGAATAATAATGCAGCAAGATTGTCAAAGATAGAACAGTTCTTGGAGCATTCCTGGGGTACAGACTTTACTTCCTTTATTGTGGAGTAATACTATGGGTATTGTAAACTATAACTATTGTATATGGTCGGATAGATACCCGAGGTTGCATAGGTACACAATGTATCAGCGGATACAGCAATCCAATTATAACATAGGCCGAGTTTACCATATTGAATGTGGAGAAAAAACACACCCCGCTACTATACTCTATTACAGTATGCATGCTCTACGAAATATGAACAATTAAAGGAGATAAATATGATAACCAAACCTAAGATTGATTTCAGTAATATCAAATATGAGATGTCCCGTAAATGGGATAACATAGCCTCTGATATTTTTGCTGCACAAGGTATATCCGAAGATAGTGGTGGTACTATGAGGAAGAGTCATGTTATTGAAGTAGTATTAGATCAAATGTATGGGATTACATTCGAAAATGTTCCTGCTGAAGAGATGGCGGCATGGAATGCCCTTTCGTCGGCTCAGAGAAAGAAAGTAGCAGCAGAAGAGTTCACTTATAAAAGCTACGGATATTAATATTTAAAATTACAGTAAATAATAGTTGCATTCCGATAAGTAGTATGGTTAAATTACCTTAACAGTTGAGGAAAAATATAGTTTAACCATACTTTAGGAGGTCACTATGACCAAGGATGAAATTCTTAATACAATAATTCAAGATGGATTCATTCATACAGGTAGAATGACTGATGAAGAGGATTTAATAATTCATGAGTTAGTAAACGAAGGCACAATAGAATCTATCATAAATGCAGGACTCCAGTTTATGAATGGAGATTATTGTTTTGTCTTGAAAGGCAACCCATCCAACGTGTACATCAAAACTGAAGGATATTACACATTCGTATCTAAATAAGGAGATGATATGTACCCACTAACAAGAACTTCCCCATCAGATCTTTCTTGCCTATTCAAAGGAGCGAATAGAAAAACAATTATAAAACAATACGATGCTCTAGGTAGCGTAATGGCATTGCGTCAAATGCCAGAGAACCATTGTCTGGCTGTGCGTAGTCATACAGAGTGGGTTATTTCTCAAGACCCAGCAGCTAATCGTAGTATTATGTACGTGATATTCGAGTTGTTATTTTACCATGATTTAAAATGGGATGCCACTGGCAACAGACTGTTTGATGCCATTGATGAGATAGTTAAATGCGCCAGGAACAATATTGAACTAGATACTAATATACCAAGAGGTATTCTGACTTCAATATACAGGTGCCCCGGATGTAGCTGCGAGGACTTTTCTAAAGTTGGATTAATGCCTGGTGGAGCAAATTGCAAGTGCTCCGAATGCGGGACATTGTTTCATGTTTGTGCATATTAAGGAGAACATAATGGGGTATGATTGTAAAATAGATTACATGGGCAGTTGCGTAGGTAATAATGAAGATTTCGTAAATGCTATTATGGATAAAGCAATTATGATTACATACCGTACATTTGTAAAACATGTACACAGATACCGAAAATGTACGGTGAAAGATCTGTTCCCAGTGTATGATTGGGGTAAACCTGGGCTTCACATCCAAGATGATTACGCTGTTTCATTTCACAGATCAATATGGAAAGGATGTTTTGTTTACATTATTAGGCATTCCTCAATAGAGTATTTCTTCAGGGAGAATAAATAATGCCAGCGGAATGGGAGCATTGGTGGATTAATGTCAATAGTAAGAAAAGATATTGTTCCAAATGTGGGGTAGAACAGGAAAGGCATAAAACCACAATGGGTAGGATAAATATATATTTTCCTACGCCATTGTGGGAGCCTAAATTACCAAAGAAATGCACAGGAGTAAAAGATGAGTAATAAAGGTTTATGTATAGCTGTAATAGGGAAAAACGTTATGGATTCCAGAGTTGCCCGAATGCTAGAAGATATTAAAGATGTAGATAAAGGTTCTGTGCTTATATTAGATTCTATGAGCGCAATTCCTCCGTATCCAGCAAGCTTGCGTGAGCTTAGAATTGAAAGACTAGGCGCAGATTTAGATTCCTATAGTATACCTATTAGATTTCCTGAAGAGGTAGTGCTTAAACGTGGTAAATCTTATCATGAGTTTGTTTCCCCAAGAATCAATAAAAGGAAAGGAGGTAAACATTAGTGTTTCTATTATCTTATAACAAGGCGTTACGTATTCAAAGAGCCCAGCTTGTTTGGTACAGACATAGGCTTGGATGGCGTGGAACTAGGTTCATACGCCAAGATACAAAGCCCTGCCCTGCTGATATTCATCCAGATACTCCAGTAAACGTGGGTATTATTAATAAGCTTGTACCCCGTGGCGGGGATATTGAGTATGCTTGTGCGCTTCGTAGAGGGCGCATAGGTAAACAAGATCCTACTGCCGACGCATGGCATGAGGCTATAAAGAGAGGATTAGTATGACAAATGGCAGACTTTCAAAGAAGGATATAATTGCAATCGAAAAGGCGGTTGAAAAATATAATCTAATTGCTATTGGATGTTTATCTCCTATTGGTAACCTTGGGGTAAAAACCTGTAATCTATGCTATATGTATTGGTATGAAAGAGATTGTAGAGGGTGCCCAGTATACAATCGTACTAAAATAATGGGATGTATCCTAACCCCACATAAATGGATAGTTGACAATCAAATATCTATAGCGAAAAAATTAATAGGACATCCGAGGTTTGAACAAGGTATTACAGCAGTAGAAGATGAGATTGAATTCTTAATCTCATTACTACCAAAATCGCATATATTGCGTAAGGAGTAGCGTATGGCCTCAAGGAAACTAAAAAGCAGAGCTTGGTACGTGTTATTTCCAAGGGACGCATATGCTCTTGGCCCATATAGATTCGTAGAGCCTGTATGTGAAAGGGAACTAAGAGTTTATGTACGAAAACACATGGGGTATCCAAGGCTCCCTAATGGCACACATTGTTGGAGGACAGATGATTAAAGATAACGTCTTATCAATAGTTAAGAAAATGTTTAAGGATCATAAGAAACTGAGAGTAATGTTCTTCAGTACAAATGAGCTAGGGATACAACACATAGTTGATATATCCGAAATATCAAGACCTACAAACAAAAGAGGCACTCTATCTACGTATGTTAAAATCCTGATAATGGGTATGTGTACTCGTACTGATGTTGATTCATATTCCATTGAAGCCGTAGAAGAACAAGATTGATATGAACATACGGAATAATATATTACAGTAAAAATATGTTGACAATACATTTTTAAAATGGTATATATAGCATATAAACAATGTATTTCAATATTAACAACCACTTAGGAGGTAACATTCATGCCAGGCTACTACTATGTTAACGATTACATTCTTGACCACTATTTCAAGGAAGATGTAGCCAACATTATCAGAATGGAAAACAAGATTGACCCAATAAAGTGTGCTGGAGTAGTCAAAGGACTTACTGTGCGGGAATGTGCAGAGAGCCTTGAATTGAAGAATTTTGATTATTCCCTGCCATTGTTCTGGACAGATGATGTACGCAAAAAGACAGGGCAGATTGCTTGTGGGCATTTCGTTTGGAGTTATGAAAATTCTAAAGGAATGGGGGAGCCAGTACCCATATCTGCAAAAGGCGTTACTATTCTTGAAATGTACAATTACCTGCAAGGATTACCAGAAGAAAAGCTGGCTGAAAGAGAGGCGCAAGCTATTCTGTTAAAAGAGTATAAGAAAGCCTTTCGCACTATTAAGGCGATCATTTCAGACTGTGTGGAGTAATAATGGGTGCTGCAAAGTCAAGAGGAACATACGAGCATCGAAAGGCGCTTGCTATTGTTAAAAGAAAAGCTGAAATAGAGCTTAAAAAACAACAAGAGCAAGCTGCCTGGGATGCCATGTCAGAGCAGGAAAAAGAGGAATATTTACGAAAGAAAGAAAAAGCAAAGGATGCGTATGCCACTCTGCTTGCTATAGCAGAAATGACTGGCGTATATCCTTACATCATTTAAGGAGTAAACTAATGTCTGGTTACCAATTGCAAAAAGTAGGATTAAGTATTCCTGACTATTTTGGAGGGCATCACAAGCCTGTATTGCAGGTTCCAGTATGGAAAGATATGACAAAAACACAATTGACAGAGGCTATTGTATCAGAATACCATGAAACATGGGATCACTTGTGTTCATATCCAGGGAATGAGTTGAATTGGCCTGATTTAGAAGAGGATGAGCTAAAGGTCATGTGTGACGAATTCATTCTTACGGATATACCATTCAACAATTCAAATATTGATACATTGCAAGAGTGTATTGATAATGAAGATAACGATTCTACGTACCTATTCATGGTATGGGAAAAATCAGATGAGTAAACAATTCTCATAAAAACCAACTAATATAAGGAGATCAGATGGAATTTAAGACGTTTAAAGAAAAGATGCAGAAGCATATAGAAAATATGCTTAAAGGTCAAACTACATTGTTTACAGCAAACATTGATAAAGATGTGTTGTGGTCGCACTATCTTTCCAGTTTTCCGCCTGGTACCAATAATCTGTACCGGACGCGCCTGGAGTTTGACTGTGGGTGCTGCAAACAGTTCATTAGAGCGTTCGGTGACGTTGTAGCAATAAAAGGAACAAAGATCATTACTGTATGGGACTTCAATACCGATAGCCCAGTATTTCAGCCTGTTGTAGATGCCCTAGCTGCGTATGTGCGCTCTTCTGGTATTAACGGGGTATTCGTAACTGATACCAATAAGTTTGGTACAGATGTATCACATGAAACCCTGGTAGATAAAACTGTGGTTACTTGGAATCATTTTTACGCTGTTATCCCACCAAATTTCATAGATAAGTCAGGTAAGAGTATTGGCACTGTAATTGGGGATAAGAAAGCTACCAAAGAGGTGTTCATGCGGTCTTTGGAAGAAATTTCAAAAGATTCAATTGAAACAGTGCTGGATTTGATTGCACAAAATTCCTTGTATAAAGGCGAAGAGTGGGAACCCGTACTGCAACAGTTCTTGACTCTGCATAAAGAATACTCAAAATTGAAACCTGCGGTTAAAGATACATATTGCTGGCGTGTGTCAACTGAAAAAGGTGGCGCTCTTACCCGTATTCGTAATCATTCCATTGGTACCCTCTTGACCAACATCAGTGAAGGTATGGATTTTGAAACAGCGGTACGCAAGTATGAGAGCATTGTAGCGCCAAGTAATTACAAGAGGCCCAAAGCAGTATTTACCAAGAAAATGGTTGAAGATGCTCAAAAGGTAATTACTGAGCTTGGTATGGTAGATTCTTTATCAAGAAGGTTTGCAGAAATTGGGGATATTACTGTTGCAAATACCTTGTTTGCAGACAGGAACTCTGTGAAACGCATGAAAGGTATTGGTGTATTCGATACCTTGCTAGATGCTTCTGTGAAGAAAAGTGCGAAAGAATTTGGCAAGGTGGAGCAGGTGACTGTAACTGATTTCATGGATAACATTCTTCCTACGTTAACTTCAATTGAAGTTATGGTAGAAGGGAAGCACGAAGAGAACTTCATTTCCCTTATTGCCCCGAAAGTCCTGGATTGCCCTACTATGTTTAAATGGGGTAATAACTTCTCTTGGGCTTACAAAGGCAACCTGACAGACAGCATGAAGGAGAACGTAAAGGCTGCTGGCGGTAACGTTGGCGGAGTGCTACGGTTTTCCATTCAATGGAATGATGCGCATGGAGAAAACAGAAATGATTTTGATGCCCACTGCAAAGAACCTAAAGGAGATCATATTTACTTCGGCAACAAGCGCCATGTACATCCTTCTTCCGGTGTTCTTGATGTTGATATTATTCATCCAGATAGCAGTCAAATAGCTGTAGAAAATATCAGTTATTCAGATATACGTATGATGCCAGTAGGAGATTATAAGTTCCTTGTAAATATATACTCACACAGGGGATATAACACCGGGTTTTCTGCTGAAATAGAATTCAATGGCGAAATCTACAGTTTTGAATGCAGGAATCACGGAAGAGGGGAGATCAACATTCCTATTGCTACTGTGTCGTTAGATAAAAATGGAATTTTCAAAATTAAAGATTCCATAAAATCATCAGTATCCAGTAGAGACATTTGGGGAGTTACTACAAATCAGTTTTACCCTGTTTCGATTCTTATGCTGTCACCCAACTACTGGGATGGTAAAGGTGTAGGGAATAAGCATTGGTTCTTTATGCTGGATGGTTGTAAAAACGATGCTAACCCCAGCGGGTTCTTCAATGAGTTTTTAACCGAAGAGCTTACCCCGCATAGGAAAGTATTAGAGGCCCTTTCTGGGCAAATGCGTGTAGAGGATTCTGATAGACAATTATCAGGGTTAGGATTCAGTTCAACAAAGAGGGCTTCGTTGATTGTCAAGGTTACCGGAAGTTTCTCTCGTATGCTGCAAATAATGTTTTAAATTAACTAAACACAAAACTACAAAGGAGATTTACCATGGACGAGGTTTCATTGTTTGAAAAAGCTGTAAGAGCAAAGTTGCGCTTCACTTATCGCGGAGTAATTACTACCGAAGACCTGTGGGATGTTCCTCTTACCGGGCTGGACGCAATTCATAAGGTTTTGAAAGTGGAGGCTAGAAAGCAGGATGAAGAAAGCTTGTTGTCTACAAAAAGTAGCGAAGATACTTTGCTCAATCTCAAAATTGCTGTTGTTACGTATGTGTTCAATACTTTGGTAGACGAGCGTGATGCCAGAAAAAGTGCGGCGGATGCACACGCATACAAGAAAAAGATTGATGCTATCATTGCTAACAAACAAGATGCTGCTCTGTTGAACTTACCTATAGAAGAACTTCAGAAATTGCGAGAAGGACTGTAAAAGGGTTATAAGTAGCTTACTGGAGACTAGAACAACAGTCTCCAGTGTGGTGCATGTAAACCGTTAACATAAAACATAAGGAGTAAACTAATGTCTGAAATTGCAACTACAATACTAAAACAGATGGGAGGAAGAAGTAGATTAGAAGCAATGGTTGGGGCAACAAACTTCTTTTCTATCAAGGATGGTAATGGACTATCTTTTCGTTTCAAAGGCAGTAAAATAGCCAACTACGTAGAGATAGTTTTAAATTCGTTAGATACCTATACCGTACGTTTTGTAAAGATACGTGGAACAGACGTAAAAGAGATTAAAACTGCTCATACAGTATTTTATGATTCCCTAAAAGAGTTGTTCGAAAACACTACAAAGCTATATTTGACCCTGTAGCAATTTTTTATTAAAAACGTGTTACCCTACGGGGCACCCCGAAAACACGCAACACGGGGCAAAATAACCCTTTTAAAAGGCAAAATAAAAAGGCATTAGCGGAATTATGGAAGTCACAAAACACGCAATAGATAGGTACTTGGAAAGAGAGGATAATGCAGCACGACTAGCTATTTTAGATATTATACACAATGGGGAGAAAGTATATCCTATAGATAAGCAAAAGTCTGCAATATTATTAATGAATAATGGGTATAACGATGCCGATTATTACTACTATAAAGGATTAGTAGCTGTAGTTGTAAAAGATAGAATTGTAACAGTATTCAAAAGAGTTAAGAAGGCTTTCACTGATAAAATTACAGTATAAAACTTATTGACTTTTGATTTTTAAAATGGTATATATAGCGTATTGAAATTGAAAAATAAAGGAAACTGTCATGAAGATTACAGTACGCATACCAGTATCAAAAATAGGAGTGATTACCCATAAACCCAAAAAGGGTAAAGGTAGTTACACGAGAAAAACAAAGCGTAAAGAGGCTGTATGATAAAAAAACAATATGTAGTATCCGTATTATTTGCTGTTCCAGTTACCGTGGAACTTGAAGTAAATGGATTACTATTGAAAGAGTTTCTTATTCCATACAATATAACTATTGATATCTTGAGTAGAAGAAGTACTAAAAATACACAAGTGGATAAAGAAATTAAAGTAATTACACCATCGTTGGTAGATGCTAAAAAAGTACAATGTAAAATAGTAAATATTGTTACAAGTCATCGGGGTGTATACGCATTATAATTTTGATATAAGGAGGATAAAACATGGAGACACAGTATAAAAGATCAAGGGCTGAAGCATTAGAAGAAGGTATTTTGCTGAAAGAGGCTGCTGCTGTAGTAGCTACTTATATCACTGAACATTACAAAGATGGTACTACCATTCTACATGACTGGTTTAAAGATCGTATGCCTGTTGAACCCCCAAGCGTGAGAAATGGGTTAACATTGGAGGACGCAGCAGAACTATACAATAAGGAGAAAAATCAATACGATATTGCGTACATGAAATTCATTGTCAAAGTAGTTAAATTGACTGCTCTTAACTATCAAAGGCTACTTGTTAATGTACGGAATGAAGGATATCGTATTGCTAGACCTGACGAAGTACGGTCAATAGCTGCTGAAGATATGCTGCAAGGTATCTATTCTAAGTTTGAGAAAGCACTGTTTAGGATGCGCAATACTATGCTTTCCGACCTTAGCCCAGAAGATGCTGAGAAGCATGAAGAAGTACATGCAGCAATTAAAGATTTAATGAGTACGGTAACTTATAAAGTGAAACAAGGAGACTTTATCATTGCCATGTTTGAAGATAAAGAACAAGTTTCACATCTACATTAATCATCTAGTTCAAGATACCCAAGGATTGTAAATGAACTAGCATATTATAGATAACCAACATCTTGCAGTGAACCACTTTCTTTATTAAGCACAAAGGATGCAAATGAACCATTAATTTTAAGATAACCAAACCAAGAAAGTGAATCAATATACTCAAGATACCCAACGAAACGAAGTGAACCAGACATTTAAAGATAACCAAGTAATCAAAGTAAAAAACTAAAGGAGAATTAATGGCTGCAAAAACAGTAGTAAAAGCAAGAGGAAGAAAACGTCAGGCAAACATTTGCGAATTGACAGGAAAAGAACTTCCAGAGTTAAACTGCCTTGTTGATACAGATAGAAGGGTACCAAAGGCTAAAGGAGGAACGTATACTGATGTAAATACCCGTATAGTAACTCCATTATCACACATGCAACGGCACGGTAACGTAGTTGAACGCGATGAACCTTTAGAAAAACTTAAACAAGCCTTTGAAGATAGGGTCCAGATTCAAAAGTTGTATTTAAAACTCAACAATCAGCTCCTGGCTTGTAAACGTCGTACGGATAAGTTGAGTGACAGCACCATGAGTTTTATTGAAGAGCAGTTAGAAACTGTTGGTGAAGCCCTTAAAAATAGGGATCTTATAGTTAAAAAATCTATCAAGAATATGGCTAAAGATGACCCATTCATAGCTGCTGCCCTTGGTGTCTCAGGAGTAGGCCCAATATCTGTAGCTTGCTGTGCCTATTATATCGACCTTGAAAAAGCCCGCCACGCCTCTTGCTTGTGGTCTTATGCTGGTTTACATGTACCAAGCACAGAGCGCTATGTAAAAGGAACTAAAGGTGGAGGAAACAAAACTCTACGTACTGTTTTGTACACAATGGCAGAGGCCCAGGTTAAATGCAATGGGGCATACCGAAAAGTATATGACGATGTAAAGCACCGTCTGTCATTGTCAGATAGAATAGTAAAAACTCGTAATACTGAAGGTAAATTAATAGAATGTGCTTGGAAGGATGCAAAACCCAGCCATAGGCATGGAGCCGCTTTACGGGCAGTAATGAAGCATTTTCTTGCAGATTACTGGTACGCTGGCCGTGAAATAAAAGGCTTGCCAGTAGGAGCTTTGTACCCTGAAGCAATGCTTGGCGGAGAACACCGTACCATTATGCCCAAGGAGCGTGGTTGGGTATACTAATTACTATTCATCACCTAGAAGATACCCAATATAGGGAATGAATCATCACGAAAAAGATACCCAGATAATCTAAATGAACCTGGAAGCCAAAGGTACCCATAGAGTGTAAGTGAATCAGCATATTATAGATAACCAACGAAAGCAAATGAACTATCTCCTTTAAGGTGCCCAACTGTAAAAAGTGAATTAGGAAGATATAGATACCCAAGTAGGGTGAATGAGTCAAAGGTTGTAAGATAACCAGCGTGTTCAAACGAATCAGATAATCCAAGGTAGCCAACGGGAAAAAGTGAATCAAGCGCGAAAAGATACCCAATCCCGCTAAATGAACCAACGTATTAAAGATATCCAAGCTGTTAAAATGAATCAAGTAAGTAAAGATACCCAATGTCGGGAAGTGAATCAGAGCCTTTAAGATACCCATTTAAGAAAAGTGAACCGATAGAGTAAATAAACTCAGAAGCTAAAAATGAATCAAGTGGATAGAGATAGCCAAAAGTAGGAAATGAACCACATGCATGAAATAAGCAACAGATGTAAGTGAATCATCCGAATAAAGACACCCATTGGCACTAAATGACCCAGCGCCCTTAAGATAACCACATTTAGAAAGGAGCTAATACTATGACAACAGTAGAATTCACGTATCATCAAGATCCCGGCCACGGCTGGGTAGAAGTGCCAGTATCCATAATCAAACAATACAATATTGTTGACAAAATCTCAGTATTTTCCTATTATGATAGCAAGAGAAAGCTTGTCTATCTTGAAGAGGATTGTGATGCTGATCTAATATGGAAAGCATTAAAATCTGCCGGAATAGAGGTAAAATTCGTGCCTAATCACGTAGAATATACTTTTATCCGTAATTTACCGCCTTACAATAAAACAAAGATAAAATGAAACTAAAAATTGTACAGTGGAATTGTAATAACTACGTTACCGTACTTAAAGGATCTTCTTTTACTTCTATAAAATGTAAAGAAGAGTTCCGTACACTAGAAAACATGGAAGTAGATAATATCTTTGCAACGTGTCCAGACTGCGGAGAAGATTTACTTTTTAAAGAGTGTGGTAAAATAGTTGGTGATTACAATTAAATTGTATCAAAACGAGGTTGTTATGAGCAAAATTTCTAGAGGACGAAAACTAAATAAATTCTGTTCCAGATGTGGTATAGAGAAAACAGATGAAAATACGTATAAAAGAAAAAATGGATATATGCTGCATGTATGCAAAGCATGTTCTTCAGAAATATCAAGAGAAAATAGAATGAAAAGAATGTCTGAAGAGGATAGAAATAAGCTTAAAGCTAGATATAAAATTCTTACTAATTCCATTGATATTATTAACAGTGAAGCAAAAAAGCTTGACTGATTACCAAATAAATGTTACTGTTATTTAATAGTCGCGTAGGTAAATAATAACAATTTAATAGGAGTTATAATGGAAAAAGGAATGAATGAAATCAAAAGTATGATTACAGAGATAGCCAATAAAACTAATTTAAGAGAAAAAGTTCATGCTTTGACAGTGATGCTGTGTAAGACCCTACCGGAAGAGTGGTCTACGAATTTTCCTGATGAAGAAAGTCGTATTATCCTAATACCTGTGCGAGTACCAAGGGTAATTGTACATGGAGCTGAAGTTATATCTACTGATAAAGACCATGCAGATACTATTATAAGAGAATTTGGTCAATTCTTATTTGATAAGGGTCTTACAATGGCCGCTATAGAATCGTATGCCAGATTTGCTGAAGCAACAGGAGAAAAAGATGCCAGTAACTGATATTATAAAGCAGCTTGGCTTCGAGAAAAGTACTTCCTTTGAAGGGGAAGTGTACTCTCACGATTCTACCGATATATTATTGGTAGTAGAGCAAGATAAGACTTTAATAGTATCAGACCCCAAAAATTTAGATGTAATATCCACAGTACAAAATTCTGATCATTTCTCTATACTAGGGGCTTTGCTGTATGTATCACACACGGCAAAGATTACTGGTGTGTCTGCACAAAGAATTCCAATTTTTATTGGCATAAGATAAAATTATTTATTGACTAAACGCCTATTAAATGTTAACTTATATTTAATTTTACAGTAACATTTAATAGGCTAATAAGGAGGGACTACTAATGTATTTGCATATTGATAGACTAATAGTAGAGGTTACAAGAAAGTGCAATATTACTTGTGATCATTGCTTACGCGGAGATGCAGAAAAAATAAATATGAAAGTTAAGTACGTAGATGCTTTATTTAGTCAAATAAACTCTATTGATAATATTACGTTTACCGGTGGAGAACCGCAGTTGGTACCTGGAATTATAGAAAAAATAAGATATTCTGCTATGATTCATGATATAGAGATTAATAATTTCTACTGTGTTACTAACGGGTTAGTAAACTCCAAAAAGTTTGTAGAGGTAATGCAGTCCTGGTGGAACTTCTGCACAGATAATGACATATCTATGGTTGAAATATCAACAGACACGTTTCATCAGCATCAAGGGTATTTAGATGATGATTTAAGACTTTTTAACTTAGATTTTGTTAATAAAAAATCAAAAATGGATAGGTCCAATAAATGGATTATTAATGAAGGCCGAGCAGCAGAGTATGGTATAGGTTTCAGAGCTAATACAGCAGATTCTTTTTATAAAGAGGAATACAAGGACACCCTACAAATAATGGATGGTACACTATACCTCAATTGCTACGGGCAGCTGATTAATGGATGTGACTGGTCTTATGAGTCCCAAAGAAATAGAAAAGATATTCAAATAGGTAATATTCTTGATCCTAATTTTTCTTTAAGAGATTGGGGTAATAACCTCAAGAGGCAAGATGATTACTTAACTAATTTAAAGGAGAAATGATATGCCTACTAAAGAATTCATGCAGGTGGTTTATTCACCTAAAAAAGGAGTAACTAAAGCCCAATGGTTTATGGCAGAGATTCCTGCGGAGTACCATGACATTTACCATAATTGTATGCGGTTTACTGGTGAATTAGATGTCAGCAATGTAATAAAGCAGATAAAAAATATAAATAAAATGGATTTGTACTCCATAAAATTTATTCCGGTTATTGAACCTGTACCAGAGGCCAAACATAATGGGCAGTATGAGTGTGGTTGGGATACAACCAAAGGGCGGGGCATAGAATATCGTGGAGGGTTCTTTCCTAGATTCTCAATTAAGTTTATTAATTACGGTGATGATAGAGGTTTGCAGATATGGCCTAGTGGTAATAATTACAGCGATTTAACAGATGGCATGCGATCTTCAATATGTACATGGTTCTCAAGTTTGTCAGAGTACTTAACACAGGATTTACTTACCCACTTGAAAGAGGAAGAAAAGAAAAGATATTTGGCAGACGTACTGGATAAAGCAAGTAGGCTTCAAACATCATTGTATAAATTCGTAGATGCTGTAAAGGCTTTATAGGGCAAAATTCGGCGTTTTTATTCCATGCATACCAACACAAGGGAAAAGTAAAAACGTTCAACCATGGGGCAAAATAGCCCTTTTAAAAGGCAATTACTATGCTTAACAATGAAATAAAATACCACGGGGGAAAATGGTATACAGAACTGTATGGAAGATTCTATGTTATTACTAAGCTATTCTATAATAAAGATTCTAAACAAAATATAGATGATGCCAATAGTTACATGGAATCTTTTGGTACAGATGGTGTACTCAAAACATTATGTGGGGATAAGGTAATAATACTAGCAAATGTACAAGATAAAGGAGTATTAGAGCTGTGATTGCTAGCATGCAAGATGGTAATAAATAAAATAAGTTATTGACAGGGTATAAAGGAACTGGTATATATAAACAATCAAGCAGTTATACAGTAATTAAACCCATATTTTAAAGGAGATCATCATGGCTAAAGAGAAAAACATGAATGCGTACAAACATTATACTGAGAGTATGATGAAAGACGTTACTTTTCCGAATGTTGAGATGCGTAGTATAGCACACTCCGACAACGGAATATTTACCTCCATTCCTGGGCATGCCGCTGTTGTAGATACTAATAATGGGCATGCATTTGCCGTAGTTAAAGATGGATATAAGCCTGTCCAGCATGCCGAAGTTATTGGGCTGCTGGATGAAGTATGTGCCAGTTTTCCCGAGTATGGTTTGCCTACGAAAGAAATGTGGTTGTCCAATCAGATGGGCCGCATGCGGGTACGGTACACCTTTAAAGAGATTGATTTTGAGGTGCGCAAAGGAGATGTTATTCACCCCACCTTTGAATCCTATGCTTCCCACGATACCTCCCTTGCTCAACGCTTTGATGTTGGAGCATACCGACTTATTTGTACCAACGGCATGAAAATTGGTGAGATGTTCGCCAAATACAAGAAAAAACATGTTGCTTCATTGGAACTGGATGTAGCAAAAGAAATGATTACCCTTGGTATGCAGAACTTCTCTGAAGCACAGAACTTGCTCATTAGCTTCGTAGAGCGCCAAGCCCTTGCCTCAGAAGTATTTATGTACGAGGCCCTTCCTTTTTCCCCTACTGAAAAATTCGACGTAGAGACTCAAATCAAGCGTCTTGGCAAAGTCATTGCCTGGGACGATAAAGAGCCTGAGAAACGCAAAGTAGAAATCAACGCCTACGATTTGTACAATATCTATACAGATGTTGCTTCCCACAATGTTCTGGATATGAATCGGCAGCTTCGCCTCGATGATGGAATTGCTAAGGCGTTTTTATCTGGTAAGTAAATAAAACGTGCCCTGTATACCGAGAAGTATACGGGGCACATCACGTTAAGGAGACCTATGAAACTTTCTGAAGAGAAACTTATAAAGATAAAGTCAAAACTGACAAAATTAATGGCACTCTCTGCTTCACCCATTGAAGCAGAGGCTACTCTTGCTATGGAGAAGTGCCGGGAGTTAATGCTGCTTTATGATATTCGCACTATAGATGTAGACCCCATTGAAAAGACCTGCGGAGTTAAAGAGACCACCGTAGAATCAATGAGTAAATCTATGTGGGAAAGAATGCTTGCCGTGAAAATAGCTACAGCATTAGATGGTAATGCCATACTAATCCCAGTCTATGCCAACGGCAGAAAAACCAGCGATTACTCAATATGTTTTATTGCTGGAGATACAGACATCGACATAATAGTGACCCTATATCAAAGATTACGTAGAAATATTGGGGCTATGGCTGTACAATACAGCGCCATGGGTGCCATAGATTACAAGGCCATTAGAAATAGCTATTGTCATGGAGTAGTCGTATCTGTAGGTAAAAATCTAGATACAGTATACACGGCAGATATAGCTAATACGTATGCCCTTGTTGTCATAAAGAAAGACGCTGTAGATAATAAGATGAGGGCACTATTCCCAAATCTTAAAGAAAAGACTGTAAAAGCCAGTGTTAATAAAAATCATACCAGAGCGTTCTTACACGGCTACGAAGATGGAAAAACAGTAGGAGTACATACTGGAGTATTAAGGTAATCGGTGATATATTATGTTGAAATTGTTAGCATGGATATTCTTTATACTTGTTATTATTGAAATAGTATGTAAGATATTTATATGGGTACTACAAAAATTTGAAAACGAAGATGAGATTGACCTCATAGAAGCAACAAAAAATAATAATTATTTTCCTTACAAAATAGATGAGGATCAATTTTGATTAAGATAATAATAAAACAGTCTCTGGTAGTCAAAGGATTGCCAGAGCATATAGCCGAAAAGGTACAGGCGGATTTAACATTTGATAATCCTATGTATACTTCTGCACTTAAAAACGGTAGGTATATTCCTCAAGGAATGCCCCCATATATCTATATGTATGAGACTACCGGCACCATCATGTATCTACCAAAAGGCTACATGAATAATCTCTTGTACAAAATAGGAAAGGAGCCTAAAGAGATTATTGATCATACTATTGACCCAAGCATAACAGATAAAGTAAGTATGGTCAGCACTCCTAGAGATTATCAAGAGCTGGCAATAACTGACATTCTAAATAAAAGATATGGAGTTCTTGAAGCCAGTACCGGGGCAGGGAAAACTCTATGCGGCATTTGTACTGTAGTACGCAGAGGGGTAAAAACCCTAGTTCTGGTGCATAGTAAAGAACTTCTGGATCAATGGAAGTCAGCATTTAAAAAGCATACAGACATTACCAAGATAGGATCAATTGGTGATAATAAGTTTGATATACAAGATGTAACTATTGGTATCATAAATTCCGTAGCGAGAAACACTGACAAATTGCAAGGGATATTTGGGCAAGTGATTTGTGACGAGTGCCACAGAGTAGTGTCTACCTCTTGGATTCAAGTATTAAATAGCTTAAATGCTAAGTACGTACTTGGTCTATCTGCAACACCATTCAGAAGAGATAAACTAATGACTAAGGGTATCTATTTTATGATAGGCCCAAAAGTGCATGTCGTAGATAAGAAATACCTAGTAGATACGGGGGCTGTTTTAGTTCCTAAAGTAATCTGTTGCCATACGTCGTTTAACGTTGATAGGGAAAACATGGATTACAGCAGTATCATATCTGAATTAGTTGAAAATCCACATAGAAATAGACAAATAATAGATAGGGTCGTAGCTGATATACAAAAATATAACGAGCCTGTGATGATAGTATCAGACCGCGTATCGCATTGCGAATTATTGTTTATTTTATTGCAAAGGTATGCTATAGTTAAGCCTGTAATTTTAATAGGAAAACAAGCAACATCTTACAGAAAAAATGCAGTAGCCCAACTAGCTACTGGGGGATATAATGCAGTAATATCTACTACTTCATTAATAGGTGAAGGTTTTGACTCCCCATTACTTAATGCTCTATTTATTTGTACCCCAATAAAGTTTGAAGGAAGATTAATTCAAAGTTGCGGTCGAATACTTAGGCCATCTAAAAGTAATGAAGACCCTAGAGTATATGACTTTAGAGATAACAGTATTGTTATGTTACAAAGGTCTGGGTGGAATAGGGATAGGGTGTACAAAAAGGCTGGGTGGTTATGAAATGGCACGTAGGAGTGTACTGTAAATCTAAAAGACTACGCAGTTTTATATGGCATAAATCTGATGTAGATTGGTATTGGCTCCAAGTTAAATTAGAAATAAAATTACGAAAATACTATGATAGATGATATAGATTTCTTTCCAATAAAAGCCAAAAAGAAAGAAAAATGTTACAGTTGGGGATGTAAAAATAAAGTACCGATGCAATTCTACATTACAGAGTGGACTCTAAAAGGAGGTAATTCTTGTGAAGGTGGAATTATCTATTGCGAAGACTGTATATTAAAAAGGTTTCCAGACATAAAAAGGAGTTAAAATGTTAATATGGGTAGATGACACAATGTATGTATCGTTCCCTTTCCTATGTATAATATTAGGGACTTTAGGATTATTACTAGTTCCATCTAGTATGGATTACTACGTGCTAAGTATACCATCTACTATAGTTAAGTATGCATGCTGTATATATCTATACACGTATGCTTTAATAATAATGATTAAAAGATTTTCATGGAGACACGCATGACAGAAATTGATTTTAGTGGTTTTATAGTAGCACATCTAAATTATTTTGGGTTTGAACCTATAGTAAGGAAAATGGGATCTTCAGCAGTAAAAATATCTACGTGTAAATACAGTATACCCAATAACTGTATACCACAGATACAAGAATTTTATAATTTTAGGGTAGAAAGAGGGTTGCGTAGCCATGATAAACTAGATAGTACTGATTTTACCTATCTACAAACAAGACTAGAATCTAGAACTTATCTAAGATTAGCTGTAGCTGTGTGCATGCAAATATCCTATGATAGGTTTGGTAATGAACTTAGACACCACTCTTACCTATCACTGGAAGAGATACATTATAAACTAGGTAAAACATCCATAGTAAATAAATCAGAATTTTCTCTAGATTGGAATGGGGAAACAAAAACTATGCACGAGTGGGCTGCTTGCCTAGGAATGACAACTACAGCATTTAGAAGGCGGTATAAAGAGTATGGGGTATGCGAACTTCTTTTTATGTCAAGAGAAGACTTTAAAAAGAATAGCGCAGCGTACAAAAAGAGAAGAAATTTTGATCCAGAGATGGTAGGTAACGAAGATTGGAGAATACTTTCTTCAAGTACACCGGCACTTAGATTGGAAAGATTTAATATCCCAGTAAATAATGCTACAGCGTTAATAACAGCTATGGTACAAGATGCTGTAGAAAACGTAGAAAAAAGAGATAAACGATATTTTGACGAATCCGTCAAATTTCTTACAAATAGCAATGGGTACCTTAAGTGGCTACTAGATGCTTTTCCAGGATGCAGTGCTAGTTATTTAATAAATGAATTACAAAGTAAGTATAATAGGTATCTACGTATACAACCCATGCTTAGTATTCACTCGCAAACTCAGGCTCGATGTGCGGAAGCCCACACAGTATGAAAGAGTGTCACTGCTGTTTTAAGCCGATTGCTCCTGGAGAGGGGTATATGGTGCAAGATAAAGTATGGGATAGTTCTGGATTCCCAAGAAACGGAAAAGGAGCAGAAAGTATTCTTTTACATGTTAAATGCTTAGAAGCCATTATAGGGAGAAAATTAAAAGTAGAAGATTTTACAGGTGCCCCAATAAATTATGAAAACGGGTGGATATAAAACATAAAAAGAAAAGGAAAAAGAAACATGATAAGAATAAATAAGCAGTTTGCTATAGAGAGATACGCGCATGGTTGGGAGTTGTACGAGACAAGGAAGCATACTTTAAAAGATGCAGATACTACGTCAATAACATACTATGCTACTATAGATGGAGCAATAAAATCTATTCTTCGTAAATCTGCTGGTAATGGTAAAGATTTAAAAGATGTACTAAATTGTATTAGAGAATCTGAAAAGGATATAGTAACTGCCATAAATACTGCTGGCATAGATGAGTTGTGCAGACTGAAAAAAGTTAAAACCAGTATTGATAACGAGTATGAAGAAGACGATGAAGACATAGATGAAGATGAAGAGTATGATAATGATGAAGACATAATTGTGCCAGCACGTAGAAAAATAGCTTGACATATATAAACATAAAAGGTATATTTGTGCATAATTAAACGGAATTTGGCCTGTACTAACCCAGTACAGGCCAATTTTAAAGAGGCACACATGTCAAGAATTATTCTGATAACTGGTAACTTTCCAATCTACGATAGAAATGGCATGCCTACGGGTAAAACAGAATTCGTTGTATCGCACGGAATAAATGAATATACTGGGCAAGCCGTTATCTTACCAAATGACCCTCCCAGTACTTTTCCTAATGCTTACTATGATGGAGAAGCTTGCGAATGGGTGCTCCCAGGAGAAGATACGTGAAATTTAGCGACATACCACAGCTTACTATTCCAGCCCACTACAGAGTTACTCAAAGTTGGACTAATTTAATAGAGGCATTAGCCCATTATACGGACCTTAGTAGAACATGCTCTCTGGATTTAAATCCAGAATTTCAACGTGGGCATGTATGGACTGAAGAGCAGCAAATAGCCTATGTTGAATTTAAACTAAGGGGTGGGTCGGGCTCTGACGCATTACAGTTTAATTGTGTTGGATGGATGCGTGATTACAAAGGGCCATTCGTATTAGTAGATGGAAAACAAAGATTAACTGCTGTATTAAAATTTTTACATAATGAAATTAAAGTATTTGGAACTTTTTATGAAGATTTTGAAGGTAGTTTAGGGAGTATGGACCCCAGTTTTTTATTCTGTATAAATAATCTTCCAGATATGAAGTCAGTATTACAGTGGTATTTGGAGATAAATAGTGGTGGTACCCCGCATACTAAAGAAGAATTGGATAAAGTTAGGGGTATGTTGAAAAAGCAAGTGTGATCGAACTGGTATAGATAACAGACTTAAAATCTGTCGCCCGTATGGGATTGAGGGTTCGAATCCCTCCACTTGCACCAAATAATACGGGCGTATAGCTCAGTTGGTTAGAGCAGGGCTCTCATAAAGCTCAGGTCTCTGGTTCAAATCCAGGTACGCCCACCATTTTAAAAGGAGTACACATGAAAACTATGAAAAAATTCAAACAATGCGTAACAGACCCTGATTATGACCCCAGAAAAAATACTTATCTATGCCAGTGTGCTACTTGCATAGCGCATATGAATAGTGTAAAAATAGCAGCACAAAAACTTGCAGATGCGGTAGATAACGAAATAATGAAACGTATTTTAGATGAAAACTCCAAGAAACTACCGAAGTAATATAGCATACACTTGCGATCATTGTTCAAATCCTGTTTCCACTTTATGGAAAGATAAAGATGGGTATATGTTTTGCCCATACTGCTGGCCCCTGTATCACCTCCCTAGTAAATCAAGACTAAGATTAATAGAAGTTTATAATAATCAAGCAAAATAGTGCTTGATTATGCTGGGCAATCATGTTATATATAAACATACACATTTTTACATTATTAAATTTACTTCAGAAAGGAGCAAAGAATGAAAATCAATAGTAAAAAGATGTTTACCCCTACCATAAGTGGTAAGCCAACTACTGTTTATGCAGTCAACTACGATCTAATTGATACCACTAAAAAGGTATCAGAGAAAACTGAAGAAACTGGTAAAATACATTACGTAGATATCCTTGATAGGTCCGGTTCCATGTATCAGGTTATCAACGATGTAGTTAACCATACGCAATCAAGAATTAAAAACATGCGTAAAGATGACCTTATCACAGTCATCTGGTTTTCTTCTCAAGGTGACTTCAAGGTAGTCCTAAGAGGTGCCACACCTTCTGATGGTGTAATTTCTATTTTGGACTCCTTGCGTAGTGTTAGAAACTTAACTTGTTTCTCAGATGCTATTGGGGAAGCTGAGAGTGCTGTATTTGACCTTAAAGGGCTTGTTGGAGGATCAATTGTTACCCTGCTCACTGATGGTCATCCGGTTACCAACAACAACCAAAAAGAAATGGAAAAATGTATAGATATGGTAAATGCCATGAAAAACTCTATACTGGCTTTCAATACCATTGGATTCGGAAACTACTACAACAGAGAATTCCTGAATCAATTAAGTTCTGCATCTAACTTCGGGGCACTTCGCCATATCAGCGATATTGGTGACTTTAATACTGCATACAGCGAATTGGTATCCCCGCTCAGTATGCTGGTACAATCAGAATTTGTTGTTTATTCCCCAGATGCGTCTATCATGTATATTTCCAATGATGGAGCTGTAAGTAATGGCGTTAACGAATTGACTATGGGGGCACAGTCAGATACTAATAATACGGTCTTTGTTATAAACCCAACGGCTATTTCCCTTGAATCTGGTGATGAACAAGACGTACTGGATTTAAAAACTTTCAGTAAAACCGCTGGCAGCAAAGATAGTTCTTACTTGACCTTCTTGTACATGTACGCAGATTACATGTTCAATAAGGCAAATAAGCGTGATGTTGCCCTAGATATTATTGCCAAGAATATTAAAGACAGAGCGCTTGCCGATGCGCTTACCAATGCGTTCTCATATGATGAGATTGGTGAATTCAATAATTTGCTGCAAGACTGCATTAAAGATAACGAAGGTGCCCGTATGTCCGGTGGAGTGTGTCCACCTAAATACGTACCGGCTACAAATGCTCCTTGTCTTTTCGATGTTCTGAATATTTTGGCTAATGCAGATCTTGCCAAGTATATTCCTTACCCAAAAGATAATAAGTACGTAAAACCGTACGAACGCATTGCCCGTAAAACTGTAGATGAACAAAATGCTTTTGCACCAATTCCTGCACAAGATATTTGTAGTGATATTGACCTTGTGTACGCTGGAGATAAACTGAATGTTTCAATGCGCTTTGAAGTTCCTGGTAGAGTTGCAATCAATGCAAGAGCAGCAGAACGCGCAGGATTGCAGAAAGTATGGGATTCAAAAATTTACCGTACGCATACCATTATTAAAGATGGTAATTTGAATATACCTGCCGCATGCTTTATAGTAGATGCAGATACATATGATAAGCTCATTGCAATAAAAGGTTTAGTGAAAGATAAGAAACTTGCTATTATAAAAGGCGCTTACGGTAACAAAGATTTTCCCTGTGAGAGCAAAGATGGAATTTTAGTAACCATGCTATTTAACAAGATTCCCATTATCAACAGGTCATACGCAGATCAAGTTACTGCGGAAGCAATTTCTAAGGCCACCTTGGAAGAGCTACGCCTTGAAGTAGATCAAAAGGTCTATGGGTACATTATTGGGAAAGCCTACGAGAAAGTTACTATTGCCGAAAAACAGGGGGTATTCTCGAACCTCACCCTGGATCAAATTGAAGTACTTAAAGATCATGGCATTTCTAAAGCCAACGTGTATGGAGCTATCAGCCCGAAAACTGCCTTGGCTACAGATTGTGACTTCTACGAGATTCGTATTCTTGAGACTTATGTAAAAGGATTCACTACGTTACCGCCCGTAGAAAAGTCTATCACTAAACCGAAGAAAACCGCCTCAGAACAGGCCATATTTGACGCATATGAGGCAATAATCAAAAAGCACGGGGTAATATTCGAAAAACTTAATAAAGCGGCTGTAGTGGCCCTGGAAGCCGTAAACAAGGACATTAAGATTGCCCTGCTTGAAATCAGAAATAAAATGAGTGCAATCAAAATATCTACAGTTCTGAATAATGTCTGGTTCGAAGGTGTTACCATCGACGAGAAAGGTAAAGCAGAACTATTGGATAACGTAGTTATGAACGTCAAGTATGGAAAAGAGTATATTGACGTACCAGTAACTGCATAAGAGTTTGTGGTAGGTAGTGGTGAACGAAGACACCAATGCTAGTACGGAGCAGATCGAAAAGCAAGCGGTACAACGCCAGTGATGGTGTAAACCGAGGGGCCGCATAAGAGAATATCCAGTGCTTAATAAGGCTATAGCAATACTGGTAATGGTTTTAGCTTTCCGTATAGGTACAAGATGCCGGTTATATCCTTGTATCAACAGATCACGCTGGTTGAAATCCAGCCTACCACAATTTTTATTTAAAGGAGCATCATAATGACTGTTAAAGAAATGAAGAAACTGATAAAAACTATCCCAGATGACTGTGAAATATTTGTGGATATGGCACATGCAAACGATGCAACAGATATAGAATGTGCAATATATCATAAAGAAGGTAATTCCATATCTATTATTATTAATGCAGATATACGTAGGTATTAATATATATGCATACCAAAATAGTAGAGAACAAGCATAAAGTGCCTGTGTTCTGGTTGTTGCCAGATCCACATTTTGGGCACTATAATATCGTCAAGAACAACATTAGACCACAGGGATACGAAGAGCAGATTTTAACATTTATAAAAGACCATGTTAAAGATAACGATGTACTTATATGTCTTGGGGATTACATATTTCAAAATTCTGCTTACTGGAGTGACAGGTTTATTGAAGCGAGTAACTGTAGAAAATGGCTTACATTAGGAAACCACGATCACGATACAATTACTTGGTATTTACGTCATGGTTTTCATGCTGTAGCTGATGAAATTAAATTGACTATATATGGAAAAGTGGTATTATTGTCACATATACCAATTACGGGTAGGCGGGACTTTGATATTAATATACATGCTCATCTTCACAAGGGACAACACAGAAAGGATGTACCTGTAAATAGTAAAAATATAAACCTTTTTATTGAGGGGCATTTTACTCTGTTTAATTTAAGGGCCATAGTAGATAGAGTAAATTTAACTGGGTATTACGATTGTTATAGACATAGAATAAGGTGAAAGTTATGTGGATACGTGTAGAAGACAATTTACCGCCTTTTGGAGAAAAAGTATTAGCCTGTTTTAAAGGGCAATTCAACTGGGTTATATTTATAGCAGAGTTGCTTGACGACGGAAAGCTGGGTAATACTCGGTATGCCCCACCTACACATTGGATGGCACTGCCAGTTCCACCAAAAGAAGATTAATGCAAGTAACTGTATGGAGCATAGTGTCCCATACGAATGTAAATAAACAAGGAGAGTAAAACATGGACGTAAGATTATTAATCATTGACCCGCAAGTGGATTTCTGTAGCCCGAAAGGTTCCTTGTACGTAGCAGGAGCTGAAAAAGACTGTGTGCGTACCGCAGCTATGATCGACAGGCTTGGTAGTAAATTGAAGAGAATTTACACCACATTTGACAGTCACTCCCAGTACCAAATTTTCTTTCCCATGTTTTGGAAGAAAAGTAATGGAGATGCTGTAGCACCTTTCTCACTGGTCACGCATGCAGATGTAATTTCGGGTGATATTGTTCCTATGGATCCTGCTATGCTTGAATGGGCAAAAAGTTATACAAAAGCCCTTGAAACTGGCGGTAGATACCCCTTGGTTATTTGGCCGTATCACTGTCTTATTGGTACCCCAGGATGGTGCATGGAAGATACCATTATGGCGGCAATTCATAAATGGGAACGGGACACCTATCGGAGCTATCGCCCCATTACCAAGGGGTCGTGCTTTAAAACAGAGCATTACTCAGCGGTAAAAGCTGAAGTAGAAGTTGCAGATGACCCTACCACTCAGTTGAACATGCGTGGATTGATTACCCCGCTGGAAGAAGCGGATATGGTTCTCATTGCTGGGCAAGCAAGAAGCCATTGTGTTGCTAACACCGTGCGAGATATTATGTCGAACTTTTCTGATGCTACTTATATTCGTAAGTTGTTTATTCTTGAAGATGCCACTTCTGACGTAACAGGGTTTGAGAACCTGGGAGATACCTTCATCAAAGATTTTGTGAAAGCTGGCGGTAACCTCACCCAAACTGTTCGAGTGCTCGCATAATAGGCCAACTAAAAATAATTCAGAAGGAGAACTATAACATGGAATTTCAAATCCCAGAGAACAATTCATTTGGGTTTTCAGGTATTGACCCGGATGACCTTATTAACCCAGAAGATGAGTATACACTTGTATCAATAGCTGAGGATGTGAGTCCGTCTACGTCTAATCTTAGGGCTGCAATGGCTGCTGGCATGAAAACTGTAAACCTTGCATGCAAGAAAGATCCAAGGTCCGATAAGTTGATGATGCATGCTACCCGTTTTGGTGCCCGTATTAATGAGATTCATGGTTTTAAACCAGTGAACGACATTGATGAAAATGGATATAAACCATCCCCAACAATAGGTGGCAGTACTTGTTTGTATGATGCTATCTATAATGCCATTTCTGCTTGTAGCCATTATGCAGAAATTCTGGATGCTAGAGGAGATATTAGTTCCAATGCCATAGTATTTGTATTTACAGATGGTATGGATAATAGTTCCAGCATTGGCCCAAAAACAATTCTTGACAAACTTCAAGAGATTCGTATGAAAGAGATTCTTGAATCTCTTAAAATAATTATTCTTGGGTTCAATGATCCGGCTTATTCAGGAAGCTCTGTAGCAAACTACCTGAAACAACTGGTAGATGACCTTGGGCTTGATCAGTATGTAGATATTGGAAGTATGACTCCAGCGCAAGCTGCTAAAGTGTTTGGGTTTGTCAGCCAGTCTATCTCTTCTCAGAGCCAACACCTTGGGACTGGTGGCCCGAGTCAAAACTTGACATTCTAATTAACGGACCTTGAAAGGGCTTAGATATTAACGTATCTAGGCCCTTCTTACTTTAAAGGAGTAAAAATATGACGAGTCTAATTAAAGGAACATTAGAGATTGACCATAATCGTGGAGTAATTTATTTCCATTCCAGCGATACAGGGCACACTCCATTAAGAATATGCTCATTACCGAAACCTATTCCTGATGTATCTGAATATGCAAAATCTATAGATATTACACACATGTACGGATGTAGTTGGGTGGAAAAGGAGACGAAATGAATATAGATAGCTTTCTAAAAATAGGGCATAGCCATACCATGTGCCAAGATTACATTATATCTGGCACTTCCCCAATGCCTTATATTATTCTGGCTGATGGATGTTCCAGTGCTAAAAATAGTGACATTGGTGCTAGATTACTATGCCACTCAGCTCTTTCCATGCTTACCAGCTTATATAATAGTAAAAATAATAATATGTTAGATATTGGATGGAGTATCTTTGGTAATACTGTAATAGTAGATGCTAAACTTACCCTACACAATAGTTTTCCATCATTAGATACTGAATGTTTAGATGCTACCCTAATTGTAGCTTACAAAACTAAAGGAGTGTATAAAATAGTAATGTATGGTGATGGGCATATATATGTAACTAATAAAGATAATTCTGTAGCATATCATAAAATATCCTTTGAACCAAATGCCCCCAGTTACCTAAGATATTGGATTAAAGGGCAAGAGGAGTATTTAAGTAATAAAATAATGGTAACACATGAATCTCAACACGGCATCAATGGCAAAATATCCACAGAGTATGGTATACCATGTATTATAGATGTAAAAGAACAAGATGTGAAAAGCCTAGTTATAGCCAGTGATGGGGTAGATTCAATAATGTTTAAAGAAGAAACTATGTATAAGACAAAGTACTTAGATCTTTATGGGGCTGTCTTACATAATAAATCCACTATAAACCCACACACCGCCACTAAGTTACCACAGTGTAAAGAAAAAAGTTTCTTAGAGGTGCTAAATGATGTTACCCAATTCAAATTGACTGATGGACCATTCCTAAGTAGAAGGATTAAAAAGGTTCTTAAAGGGTACGAAAAAGAGGGATTTGTTAATGACGATGATATTTCTATAGGATGTTTTTACGAGGGATAATCATGAAATATACTATACAAGGTAAGGGGGAAGTAACATTAATAGGCACAGATTTTATGTCTTCTGGTGGAGAGGCCCAGGTATTCAGAAAAGGTAATACTGTATACAAAATATACCATAAACCGCAAGATATGATTCCAGACGGAAAAATAAAAGAGTTGCAAGCTATTAACAAAAGTAATGTATTAATACCAAAAGATATATTACTGGATAAAAAAGGTGCCCGTGTAGGGTTCACAATGGATTACGTAGCAGATATAGCTCCATTGTGTAAACTGTTTACGAATGCCTACGTTGAACAGAATGACATATCAAATGATACGATAATTGATTTAATAAAATACATGCAGGAGACTATCGAAGCAATACATGCAGCAGCCTGTATTCAAGTAGATGGTAACGAACTCAATTATCTAGTTGACGAAAAAACATATAAAACCTGCTATTTTATTGATGTAAACTCTTATCAAACAAAATCCTTTCCAGCTACTGTTATAATGCCATCCATACGTGACTGGACAGCGAAATCTTTCAATGAACTGACAGATTGGTACTCTTTTTCAATAATTGCTTGTCAGTTACTTGTTGGTATACATCCATACAAGGGGAAACACCCAGATTTCAAAAAGTTTGATATTGAAAGTAGGATGAAATCCCATGTATCTATATTCAATAGTAATGTGCAACTACCTAAGTCTGTTAAAGACTTTAGTAGGATTCCAGCCAACTACATGGATTGGTTTACTGCTGTACTGGAAGAAGGCAAAAGGATACCACCACCAGCCACAGTAGGAGCAGTTAACGCTAAAGTAAACTACGTGGTAATAACATCCACAGATAACTTTAATATCACTGAATTATCTATTTTTGATGATACTGTACTGTACCATTCTAATCTTAATAACATACCAGTTACCAGAACCAAAAAGTCAATATACATAGGATCAAATAAACATGATGTTAGTAAAGGAGTATATTTAGTGCATACTCCTAAAAAACTGGTACCAATTTTAGTTAAAATACAGGATGGTGAAGTAGAATTGCACTCTTTAGCTAATCATTATACTGTTGCAAAAGGGTCATCTATAAGTGCTGAAGAAATAATGGTCATAGGAAACACTATATATCTTCGTAGTGGTGAAAACCTATTAGAAACATACTTTATGGAGAATACAAATTCAGCTACTCTAGTGATAAAGAATACGTGGGATATTCATAAAAATGCTAGTCAGTTCTTTAAAAACGTTATTGTACAAAACCTACTGGGATCTAAATTTATTGCAGTGCCTGACCCGTACTCTGGTTCTTTTGTAAATAAAAGGGCACCAATACTTGATATATATAAAATACTAGATGCCAAGTATGAAAGTGGAGTATGTGTTATATCTTTATCAAATAATGGGAATTACGGATTAGTAGTAATTCCCGATATGGATGATATGAATAGTGCAAGATTCATAAATACAAGTGATTATAGCCCAGTGAACTTCACTGTTCTAGATAATGGTATAGTCGTCATTATTTATGAAGATACGTTAGAAATATTTAGCAAAGATAAAGCTAGTAAAGTAAAAGTAATAAAAGATAAACAAATAACTACAGATATGCAGCTGTGTAAAAACGGTGGATCTTTGCGGTTTTTTACTGATAATAAACTATACAATATCAAAATGAAATAGTATTGTATTTGACGTATAGCATAAAATAAAGTAAGAACGTACTGACGCAAGGGGCTATACTAAATTGTTCAATAGCGGGGCTATACAGCCTTTTAAAAGGAATTTTATGATAAAACCCAAGCTAAAGAAAGTAAAACAATGGAATTGGGTAATGGAAGATGATGTACCATTAACCTGGAGCAAAGAGGAACTCGCTACTATGCGTTTCAAATGCTCAAGGAAGAACTTTTTGTTTGGCAATTTACCTGAAAGTATGTACAGAAAAGAAGTTGAACTATATAGGAGTAGAAATGAGTAAAAATAAGAATAAGATTAAGAAAAAGAAAGTACCGCCGAATATGATGTTTAGATTAAAAGGTGGGGCATCAACAGTAAATGGGGATACTGTTTTATTTTTTTCAAAAGAGCATATTCTTAAAATGGAAGATGCTATAGATAAAGATCTTAAAGAGAACATAGGTCTTATGGAATTTTTTGATATGATGAAACAACAGATAGTTGCATCATCCGCACAAATTAAACAAGACACTGATATCCATGCCATTTAAAATAATTGAATTTTTGAATGACACTGGAATACCGTACTCACTATCCGGAAAGAATATATCTTCAGGCTGGGTAGGTATCAACTGTCCCTACTGTTCTGATAGATCTAATCACGGAGGTATACCATTATCAGGTAATATATTCACCTGTTTTAAATGCGGCACTAAAACATCTATAAAAAAGCTTATAGCAGAGTTAGAAAGGTGCTCATTTCAACAAGCTGCTGCTACCTACGCTAGGTACTCTGATGCCTTATATCTACCTAACTACATAGAGGTACAAAGGGCTGCAAAAGTAGAATGGCCCCCACCATCTGTATCACAAGTTCCTTTAGAGACTCATGTAGAGTATATTGAAGATAGGAATTACGATATACAACACCTAGTAAAAAATTACAATATCCATTTTGGTGGGTACACTGGTAAATTCAAATACCGTATTATCATACCAGTGTATTTACAAGGTAAGCTTGTATCTTATATAGGTAGGGACATATCAGATCAGTCCTACCTAAAGTACATGAATCTTAGAGAAGAAGACAGCGTACTTCCAGTAAAAGAAACAGTATACAATATAGATAATGTTACAGATGAAGCAATAATATGTGAAGGAGTATTCGACGCATGGAGATTTGGTTTTAATGCTGTAGCTTTATTTGGATTAGTATATACTCAAAAACAGGTAAGGATGCTAGGAAAACTAAAAAAAGCATACATCTGTTTTGATAACGAACCACAAGCCCAGCATGCCGCAAATATTCTTGCAGAAGAACTATCTTGGCAAGGTGTTAGTGTAGAGGTACTACTAATTGGTACAAAAGACCCAGGTGAAATGTCCAGCATAGAAGCTGACTCTATAAAACAAGAACTATTTGGAATTACTAATTTATTTTGAAAACTTGTTTTTATATTGCGCTGGGGTTTGCAGTATGGTAATGTTCAATTTTAGTACAGCAGCACCATAGCTTTTCTTTTGTTGGCGGCATAATAAACAATAACTTTTAACAAAGGAGTGTTTATGTAAAATGGTTCCTACAATATGAAATTTAGTAGAAGGGTATCCCCGTAAAAGGGGATACCCTTTCTTCGTTTATAGCACAATTAAATAAGGATGTAACATGAAAGTAACTAAGGAAGAACTTGTAGAGATTGAAAACAACGTAAGAACAGTAATAAAAGAACAAATAACGGATCTACCAAAAGAAACAATTATAGCTCTTTTACTTATAGCTGCTAATAATATAGGTGTTCAAATAGTAGGTAAAGAGCCGCAGTCCGTTGATGAAACAAAAAATATCCTAGACACTGGTATTAATTTTTTGTTTCATGCACATGCAGAGGCGTCACAGTATAGGTGCAACACAATTGATGCGGCATTAACTTTCCGTATTGGACATGCATAAAACATAACATGCTGATCTGACGCACTTTTTACTTGACTTCTTTTCCACAAATCAAGTAATAATACTAACACTAAATTTCACAGTAATATTGGAGCTATACTATGCCAAAAATGAAAAAGCGTCGAATAAAAGCCCCGCCTATCATCCCTATAAACAGGGACCGTTATTTTTCCAGAGATAAATCCTTCATATTAATGTGCAGACTCCTGCCAGATCAAATTCTAAACACCCAACTTGCTATGCAAATAGGTTTAGAAGAGTCCATTATCATAACGCAATACGTAAAGTTTGCAGAAGATTTTCCAGAAGGGGATGGATGGTTTAGTCTTGAAAAAGAAGATATACCGTACATATTCCCGTTTATCAAAGCGTCTATCAAAGATAAAGAAAACAGTCTTATAGCAAAAGGGTTACTTGTACGCTTGGAAACCTCAGATATGTTTACTTATCTAGTACAGTATGATAAGATGACTGACTTGATGTATACAGTCATTGGCGAAAACGGGTTACCAGAAAATCTAAAAGAGAGATATATATGAAATCAAACAATACTCAGGATGAAAAACAGGAAAAACAGTCTTTACTTAGTAAAATTGCGGCTTCTGGAGCATATTGGATTATACCCAAGGGAGTTACAAATAATCTTGGGGTAGAAGAAACAGTAATACTAATGGAACATGTATCTTTCGGTTCTGGGTACAAAAAGAATGATGGTTACTACTACCGTACAAAGGATGCATTGGTCAAAGTCCTACCGTATGGGGCAACATGTATCCAACAGAAAGAAAATAAGCTAATAGACCTCGGTTTAATAATTCGTGTACAACGTGGGCAAGATAGGAGAAATTACTACAAAATAAATGAAGAAAATTTAACACTTTTTACAGAAAACCCACATAAGTATATTAAGAAGATTAAACCTGAGTACTTAAGCAAAAACACTATGCGTAAACGGGGTATTATTGCTGATCCCCATACGTCGCCAAACGCTGCTTCAAGCAACACGCCGCAACGCCCTAAGAAGAATATAATAAAAGAACCTATTTCTTTACTACGTAAAGAAAGTATAGGGGCAAAAGAGACTGCCCCTATAACGGATAATTCAAATATTGATAGTTCAATGTTTATTCCTAAAAAGAGAATATTGACTGGTTACGTAGATGTTAACCTCTCATTGAATAGTAAAGAATTACCAAAATCTAACAATATTGAATCAACCTCACCCATAATGACTAGATCAGGAATGAATAAGTCTTTAAAAGAAAAAACTGAAAAGGTTGTTATAAGTAATCGTAAGGTTCCAAACACTGTTATTAATCTTATTGAATATTGGAATACATTACCTGGGGTTAGAGTACATGGTTTAAAATATGAAAAAGATGTGTGTCTTCTTGATATTCAAACTAGAGCAGTAAAAGATATAAGTATGCATATCAAGCAATTATTGCGTGGAGAACTTTATGCTGCATCGCAGGATATAATTCAGCCTGTTGTTCGTACTATGAAGTTTACAGTAGAAGATATTAAAAAAGCGATGCTTAGGGCTAGTAAAAGTACTGCATTGGAGTATGGTGGAAAAGCAAAGAAAATAACCTTAGATTTGTTCTTCTACAATAAATTTGCTTATACGTACCCTGAAAATGGTAGATCAATGTATAAGTATAAGTACCAATTCTTGCATTTTATCAATGGTGACATAGTTCCTATTCAGCCTAAAATAAAAGGGGATAGTTCTGACCCAAATAAACCAAACAATGGATTAGCTTCTTTGGTTATACGGAAATTTAAAAGCGAGGGTGTATTAGTAGCTGATAGGGATAGAAATGAAATAGTAAAAGCTGTTGATGTTGCTTTGAAAGTATTGTTAAAAAACAAGTTTGCATGGAAGCAGCCAGAGACTTCTATTATGGCTGATTTTCCCTATGCGTTTTATTCTTGCCATAGGGATAATTCAAAGAATCCTAATAGTGTTGGGGATGTGTGGTATGTAGCCACGTATAAGTTTGAACAGCATCTTAAAGACAAAAGGTACATATAATGGCAGTACAGAGAACACGGGTAGAATTTGATGAAGAGAAGTTGATAGTAACAAATTTAATATTAAGTACAGACCTCTGCAAAGAAGTTCTTGAAGCTACAGACCCATCGTTCTTTAACTCTAAAGGTGTAAAAGTCATACTACAGTGGGTAAAAACTCATTATGACAAGTATGGGGAAGCTCTTAGAGAAAGAGTTAATGAGTATTTTGAGATTAATTCAGCCCCACTAGATCAAGCAGTAAAGGATCAGATACAAAGTATTCTTGGACATTTATCTGAAGTATATGGTACTGAAGTCCATAATGTTCAATACTTGAAAGATAGGGCATTTGCTTTATATAAGAAGAAATTCTATAAAGCTCAGATGGCAGTAGCTAATGCCTGTATAGAAAAAGAAGATTTAACTGGGGCTGAAAGTGCCTTAGCAGAACGATTTAAGTATGCTGAAGTAATATCTACCGCTAAGAGACTTGATGATCATGACCTTATAAGTTCCAGTATACAATACCTTTTTCAACAAGATGATAGTGACCCGTTTTTTAGATTTGAAGGTAGATTGGGGGAATTTGTAGGAACAATAGAACGGGGATGGTTAGTATCTTTTATTGCCCCTCCTAAAACTGGTAAAACAGTACTAATGCTAGAGACCCTAGTAACTGCCATTATGCAAAGAAAGAACGTTGTATTCTTCTCATTTGAGATGCCATTAAAGCAGTTGCTGTCAAGGTTACTGAAACGCATAACGGGCATGTGTATGCCTAGTGGTGGAGTATCTTATGTTCCTATATTCGATTGTTCTTACAACCAGCATGGGACATGTACAAAGGTAGAAAGATTGGGTTTTGGTGATAATGTAGATCATACTTCTGACCCTCCATCAATAAGGGCATATACACCGGATTCTTCATGGAAAGAATGTGATGTTTGTAGGGGGACTAAAGATTTTGATCCGGCAGCATGGAAAGTAGCAGTTGCTAAAGATGCAGTATCAGAATCTCAATTCAGAAAAAATGTAAATGCTTTTATGAATTTATATGCTAAATTTTGTAGAGTAGTATTTTACCCTTCGCAAACATGCACAGTTGGTATGATGAATTCTGAACTTGACATACTAATATCTAGGGAAAATTTCTTTTCCGATATAATAATAGCAGATTATGCTGATTTAATAAAACCTAAAAATGGTATAGGTCAAAAAAGGCTAGAGCTAGACAACATATGGGAGGGTTTACGTTCTATGGGGCAATCAAGACAGAACGCTATAATAACTGCCTCTCAGACTAATCAAAAAGGTTTAGACTCTAAATACATAAGGCAATCTGATATAGCGGAAGATTTTTCAAAATTAGCTAAATTAGATGTTGGTATTGGGTTGGCTCAAACTGAAGATATGAAATCCTGTGGCGTACTCCACGCTAACATAGTGGCCTCTAGACATTATGAGTATATGCTATCTCATACCTGCGCTATTCTTCAAGATTTAAGTGCTATGCAAGGGCACCTTGACTCTGAGTACAAATAATTTTAAAATCTTCAATGGATAGAGTATGTTACAGAACATACTTATAAACAGCTAATTATTTTAGCATATGTGTTTTATTTTATTGACGTATATAACGGCGTATGTTATATATGTATAAAATTAATTGGGCATAGTGCCCGTATATGTAAAAAAGCTCGAAAGAGCAGAAAAGGAGATTTACACAATGAAGACTATTAAGGAACTTGGTATTGCACATAAAGATCTCAAAGCGGTTTGTAAGTCGTTTAACGATGCTAATCTAGTTAAAGAAAAGATTAAACTTGTTGGTCTTGCTGGGGAGGCCATGTTGGTATTGCTTGTTAAACTCATTGATACAGTTCCTGATGGGGATATGCATAAAATTCCTGGCGATGTATCTGCATTTTACGATGCAATTCCCGAGGAAGTTTTTAACACCAACGTATCCAAAGATGTACTTAAAGCTGTTGCAAATGATGACTTACCTGCCGCTGATAAAGTAAAAGTTGAAGAGGAAGATATAGTAGAAGAGACTGATGGTATTCCTGGGCATACCACCGATTGCCCCATCTACGGCACCGGATGGAATCCCAAAGAGACTATTTGTGTTGAATGTAATAAGACCTTCCATCCTGATTACGTTTCGTGCAAGCGCATTGTCAAAGGTATTACCAGCGCAAAATCTAAGAAAAAACCAGAGCATAAAAAACAAACTAGCACTACTCCACGTAAAGCTAGTAATACGACCACGACTCGCTATGGACACCGCCCGAATACTATGGCTGGACAGATCGATGATTTAGTGTGGGCTGGTACTACTATGGACAACCTCGTTGCTAGTCTTATGCAATGGCATGGTAGGGATGTAGCTTCCGCTAAAGGCAAAGCTAAAGGGCATGTACTACATCTCATTAATAGGGGTATTACTATTACCACGGATACTACCTCTGGAATTATTAAAGCTGTTCAGGAGTTTATTCCTACTAAAACAGCTGAGAACACTGTTGCTGCCGAACCTTCCGTAGAGCAATAATCATTCCTGGGGTGAGTAGCATTTATGCTATGCAGCTTGTTGTATCACTTAGCGGGCGGAGCACAAGAGAATGAATCCGTCAGTGTACAGGTACCCAATCCTGTCTCACCCCAATTTCAAATAAAATAGAGGATAAAATGACAAATTTAACAGATTTATCTGTTTTACTTGAGAACGTATGGCTTGGTAGCACGATTAACGAATGTGTGTTAATAGTTGCAGATGGTATGGCTACTGTTAAAGCTATGGATATGACAAGTTCAGTGTACGTAGAGACTTCTGCCAAAACTACACTGGAAGATGATACACTGGCTTTTGGCAATATAGGACTGCTGATTAAATATCTGAAAGCCAATGGAGGCATTGATGCTGAAATTGTTCGCTCAGATAATAGACTTACTATAAAACCAAAAGGTGGAGCTACATTAAAATTCTTGCTATCTGAACCAGACCTTATTCCTACGTATGATGCCTCCTGGGAAGAGGGTGGTAATAGAATTGCTGAATTACTGGCCGGGTACAAATCAGAATTAATTTTAACAAAAGAGAGTGTTACTGAATTCTCTAGCTTAATGCGTATGTTTGGTACTAAGAGTGCTGTACTACGTGTTTCTAAAAAAGGCGTAGTTACCATCACTGGTGGTAATGAAACAGAGCATCAATTTACTGCTACAATAGGTAAAGCAGAGTTTGAAGTTTGCGATATTAGTCTCATAGTAAAAAATCTTCTGGCAGTTCTGGATGTATTAGACTATACTGAAAATCCTGTACTAAGAGTTTCTCCAGGAAAAGCTATAGTTATTTCTTGTAATGAGTCTACATGGGTACTGAGTCCAGATGACGCAACTCCAGAAGAATAATACCATGAAGAAGAAGATTACTTGTAATAGCTGCCCATACAAACAAGAGCTAATTGTAGCAACTTTAATGCTGGAACGCCCAACAGTTGAAGTAGAGGCCCAAGTATTTCAGAGTGCTTGCATTAACTTGCTACAGTCTTTTGGATTTCATGTTAGAGATAAGTATGACGCTCTTCAGTGTATAAAGGACTTATGTAATTCCGTAAATGGGATTGAAACTTTTCAGGCGGAGGGTTCTAGTGAATCTAACTAACTTAATATGGTTTGAGAAATATAGACCTAAAGATATTGCAAGTATGTCGTTACCGCCAGCTTATAAAGTGGCATTTGACTCATATATTCAAAGTAAGTCTATACCCCATTTACTGTTGGAGGGTAGTCCAGGTTCAGGCAAGACTACCACAGCACAAATTTTGTTAGATTCTATACCATGTACAAGGTTGTCTTTAAATGCTTCTGGTATTGATCGTGGTATAGACACAGTAAAGACTAAGATAACTCTGTTCGCAAGCAGTCAATCAATGGAGGGTAGACTTAAGATAGTATTCTTGGACGAGTTTGATCAGATGACCAAAGATGCCCAGAATGCTTTAAAAAATACTATGGAGACATACAGTAAGAACTGTAGATTTATTCTTACGTGTAACGATATTGGGAAAGTAGTTGATCCAATTATTTCCAGATGTACCAAGTACACGTTCGATCAGTTTCCTAAGAAGAAGATGTTAAGATTGTTAACTTCCATTTTAGTAAAAGAAGGTATAAAGGAAACACCAGATAAAGATTTAACTGAGTTAATTGATAGGTTCTTCCCTGATGTGCGGTCAATTATAAATAATATGCAAGCGGCCTGTGTATCTGGAATGTTTAATGTTAAAGCTATAGGGTCGTTACAAATTGATCCTAATATAGTTGGGGCACATATTCTTGATGGTAAACTTCAGTCTCTCAGACAATACGTTGTAGGTACAACAGATTTCACTTTCTTGTACAAATGGCTGTTTAACGTGTTTTTATATTCAAAAGTTAAAGAGGAGCATAAAGCGGATATTGCTCTGCATGTTATAAACTATTCCGCAATGGATCATCAAGTACCTGATAGGGAAATGCAATTTGTTGGGTGCGCTCTTAACATTATGCTTACTATTGGGGTAACCCCTAAATTTGGAGAATAAACATGACAACTAGACCAGTATGGGATGGACAAAAAGCTTTGTCAGAGGGAAAAGCTAAAACAAGGGATGGCAGATCAGTAATTGATTTGAAACAGTACACTATAGATAATAAGGTTGTTTTAATTGGTACTTTAATAAAAGATTATCCTCCGTATTCAGAATCTAAATTTCTGGATACAATTAGATGTGTATGGGAAGGTGGGGGATTATCTTCTTGTGGTAATGACGACTTGGTTAACTGTTAATATGAAATTTATACTGTTGTCTTTATGGGGTGGGTTAACATGCTGTTTGCTTGGACATAAGTACGGGGAACCAGAGTTTATTCCGTATAGTGGTACGTATGCAAAAATATGTAAAAGATGTTATCATACGGAATTAGTAGAATAGTTGGTGGATTACAATAGTTGGTAATTGGCCGGTTTGCTAAACCGAGACGTAGGTAAAACTACCACAGGTTCGAATCCTGTATCCACCGCCAGGGAAGGTACCGCTGAATGGTCGGCAATCTGGCTTGAACCCAGAGGCGTGGTCAAACACGGGCGTTCGATTCGTCTACCTTCCTCCAAATTGTAAAAGGCTCCGTCGTCGAGCGGTTTCAGACATCGGTCTTTCTAACCGAGTACGCGGGTTCGAATCCCGCCGGAGTCGCCAAGTCAAGGTTCATAAGGTAGGACGGTCCTACGGAAGACTGTAAATCTTCTCCCTCCGGGCGTGTAGTTCGACTCTACACCTTGGCACCACTAAAATTAAAAGGAGAATAGAATGAATAATGAATTGACTGACATTACTATGATTTTAGATAAATCTGGGAGTATGCATAGCATTCGTAATGATACTATTGGGGGAGTAAATACTTTCATAAATAAACAAAAAGAAACTCCAGGAAAAGCTACACTATCCATGGTGCAATTTGCATCTAGGCGTGAGGTTCTTTACTCATGTAAAGATATTAAGGATGTAGATAATTTAACTATTAATACATTTATACCGCATGGGAATACGGCTCTGCTTGATACTATAGGTACTACTATCAAAGAAACTGGGGTGCGGCTTTCTGCAATGAAAGAAGAAGATCGTCCAGGTAAAGTTCTTTTTGTTATTATTACTGATGGTGAAGAGAACTATAGTAAAGAGTTTACTAAAGAACAAATTGCAGAAATGATAAAATTGCAAGAAACTACATATAATTGGGATTTTATTTACCTAGGAGCTAACCAAGATGCTATTACTGTAGCTAGTACTATGGGTATGAGTGCTGGCAACTCTTTCTCATTTGCTGCTAACGCTAAAGGTACCAAAGATATGTTCAGCGCAGTTTCAGATAATACAGTAAAATACAGAGGCGGTGGTTTAGTGAAAGGTCATTACTTCTCTGATGAGGATAGGGCTAAACAGAATTTGAATACCCCCCTATAAAGGCTGTTTTCTGCATAATTTTAATAAAAGGCTACTTGTGTATCAAGTAGCCTTTTTCGTTTAATGGTGAGGCGTATACAGCTTTTGAATAGGCAATACACTGTATTGCTCAATACAAAAACATATTGACAGCTTAATACTATTATGTTATATATAGCGTAGTTTATAAAGTTTGGTTGGTTAGAAGGAAAAACGGCAGTAGGATTGTGGAAACGAACAGGTATCGTGCTGATACTCATTCCTGGGCGCAGGACAAAAATGAGAGGTCACTGATATACTCGGAATCCTAAATGTAGATAATGCCAGTCGCAAGGCATAACTTGACACCTAATCCACTACTTCTAACCAACCATTTCATATTTAATAGGAGGTACTGTGGTGCCATTATCCAGTAAAATATACTATTTTGTTTTTGGGATGAGTTTCGGTTATTGCTCTTTATTCTTATATGAAGCTACTGCTAAGACCCCTAAAATAGCAGTTTTACTTAGTACTATTGGGGTAGCATTAGGCATTGCACTGGCTTCTATTGAGTTAGATAAACATTTCTCTACGGTAAGAAAAAATGGCTGATAACTTATTATTTGATCAAATATCTAATTTATGGACTAAACAAATTAAAGTAACTACTGAGACAAAGCCAGAATCAATCTATATGATTTCCAGGTTTCTATCATTATCTCCAGATGGGTTTCTACCAGCACTGGATATAAATCAAATATATGGCGCTCCAGAATGGAGTAAATTGCCATATCTGTTCCACGCACTTCCCCAGCAGTCTTCCCCAAGAAATAAATATCCTAAGATGGAAAAATCTAAGTTAACCCCAAAAAGACAGAGGGCCTTAGATAGAATATGTTATAAATTTTGTGTCAAACCTTTTCACGGTATGCAAGTATTGTTATTGCTTGAAAAACAAGGGATAAAAGTTGAGGCAGATTAATGGGATATTCAGAAGATCCCGCTATGGTGCGGGTAGATTTTTTTAAACCAAGCGGTAAATGGTATACTACCGAGGCTGTAAAATGGACAGGAAAGTGGCATGGCAGCACAAAAGATGGTATTGCTACTAGGACAGATGTACAAATGATTCATGGAGCTTTTGCACAGTCATTACGGGATCATTTAGGGCAACGCCTAAACGATATGGATGCTATTTGTCTTCATCCATATCATGAACATGAGCATCCTATCCAATTAAAGGCTGGTAGCTGGAACAATGAGAAAGTTTAAGTGCCACAATTTTAATCAAGAGCATCCAAAGATCATTACACTAACTGAAGAAGATATATTAGCCACATTAAACTACTGGGATTATTGGACTACGCGCATGCATAAATTAAACAGAACTTCTTTAATAAATAAAGAGAATTGTATCTTAGATTGGTGTGCTACTAATTGGGCATGGGAAGTAACAAATAACTCAGAATAGGAGATTATAAGATGACTAAGGAAAACCAGAAAGAGCAATCGAAAAGTAAACTGGAGTTTAATCTAGTTTTTAGAAAAGTAGTAACAGTATTGGGGTTACTATCTGCTATATTTACTACAGGGTTACTAATCTATGAGCCTGCTGTTCAATCTAGTGTCATTAATAATACTATCATACCAGCGCCAACTATTAATCCAGACATTTCTATAGTTTACTCGTACCAGATGAAAAGAAACACCAAATTACCGGAAGAACTAGCACAAATACAAGCAGAATTAATAGTTAACACATCTATAGCAAATAAAGTACCAACGTCTCTTCTTGTGGCAATAATAGAAACAGAGAGCTTGTTTGACCCGCTAGCTACATCATCTGTAGGGGCTGTTGGATTAATGCAACTTTATCAATCTGCTAAAGTAACCATAGATAAAAATAAGGCGTTCAATATAGCGTATAATCTTCAGACTGGGTGTGAAGTGCTGGCAGAAAAACTCAATAATACTGGAGGAGACTTACCCAGGGCACTATCCGCGTATTCTGGTGGGGCTAAAGGCTACACAGACAGAGTATACGAGGGAATTGGAAGGTATGAAATGTTCCGATACAAAAACATGTAAAGATCCTAATGTGCCTGTTGGTAAACAGTATAATCTAGGGGCTAGAATACGTAAAGTGCTGAATAAAGAAATAGATCGTATTGACAAAGCAATACGATCTAAAATTTTACACAGGATTAAGCATGAGCAGAAGATACGGTAGGAATCAGAAGAAGAAGCATGTAGCTAGGATAGAACTACTCAACTCTCATTTAGTTAATAGTATTGACGATAATAAATACCTAAGCCAGCGTGTTAATACTCTATCTAAACAATTATCTACAGCTGAAAATGACCTACATAGAATTTGTTCTTCATTAAAAAAGATATGTGGATACTCAGTATTACTACCAGCAGAAACTATAAATGCTAATGCAGATTATGATTTTAGGGTACGCGCAGTTAAACCTTTGCCCCCATTCTCCATGTTTGATCCTGATCTTGATCCTGGCAAACTTATGTATGAATTTGCAGATATTAGTACACATAGACTAGAGGCTTATTTAACAGATAATTATGAGGCACTTAGTAAAACTATTCACCTTAGATTACGTGGGACTGATAACTATGTTGCCTATAACATATCTAGAGACGCACTCATGTTTATCCCTGAAGATCAAAAGATAAAAATGATTAGTGATATTTGTATGAGTTTATTTGATAAAATAGGGGAAACCAATGATAAAATGGTTGAAAAGCTTTAAAAAACCAGTTACATTTAAAGAAGAACCGAAGCCAAAGCCAAAGCCAATTACGGAATTAAAAGAAGAGCATTATGGCTACTGTCTTAATTGTCAATCCTATCACCCTAAAAATCAAGACTGCTTAAAAAAGAGATAAATATGTCATTTTTTAAACCTATAGATAAAGTATCAAAATTCACTAAATTAGTCAGTGCTGTAGATGATGAAACTCAAAAACGTATATTGGAAGAGGCCGTACTTCTACCAGATCCACTAAAACAGTATTCAGGTCCACTACCAAAAAATAAATGTGCCCTTGATAAGAGGGTTGTACGTATTGTATTCCCATCAATAAAATCTATGGACGTTGTTAATGGGATATTGAATATTACTACTTCTAGTAAAGGGGTACAATACATTACTGATATATCTTTATTTATTGAATTTTGTAGGCGTATGAAAGAAGATTCAGAATTCAAACAACAATTCTCTGGTGTTACTACTAATGAGGAAACGATAAATATAGATACTATAGAAGATATTGATGATTCTGTAGTACTGGAGGACACTGATGAATCTTAAAGATTTATTTAAAACTATTCCTCCAATACCAGAACAGACAGTAGTACATAAACAAGATATTCCACCAATTCCTATAGTTAAGAATTTACCAAATTACGCCAGTCCACGTATATCTTCAGAGATTAATGACTGTTCTTTGCCATTGACTTTTGACACATACTCTAAATGTAGTATGAACTGCGAATTTTGCTTTAGTTCTGTACAAAAGTGTAATACTCCTGGGGCATCTTCTGCACCATTGCAAGCATCCAATGTTAAATCATTAATGCATATGATAGATGGTACTTCTCATTCCAGAAGTGGGGAGGTACCGGCATTCCATGAGTTCTTTTTTTCTAAAAGGTTTATTTTCCACTGGGGTGGATTATCCGATCCGTTTTGCAGATTTGAAAGAAAATTTGGGGTGGGTTATCAAATTCTAAAAGAACTAGCTGAAAGGCGATACCCAACGCTATTTTCGTTTAAAGGTAATACAATTCTTGATGATAAATATTTGCAGTTGTTCGATGATTATAAACACAATAATTCTTTTGCTTTTCAATTATCTATAGTTACTGCTGATGATAACTTATCAAAGACTTTAGAACGGGGTGTACCTCCACCATCTGAGCGTTTTAGAATAATGAAAATACTATCAGATATGGGGTATTGGACTGTATTAAGATTAAGACCTTACATTATAGGTGTAACTGATCTAACCATAGATACTATACTACAAAAAGGTTTAGATTCCGGTATGAATGCTATAAGTACAGAATTCTATGCTATGGAAAGCCGTAGTAATCCTCAAGCACAATCTCAATATGAAGTTATGCAGAAACTGATGCATATTAAAGATATAACTGCTTATTTCAAAAAGCTTTCCCCTACGGAACGTGGAACCTACAGACGATTAAACAGATATATAAAAGAACCGTATGTAAAGAAGCTATATAAGTTCTGTGCAGATAATAACATAGTATTTGCTTGTAGTGACCCAGATTATAAAGAGTTAAGTATGACTTCTTGTTGCTGTGCTCTTCCAGAAAATCATCCAGATAACCCAGATTTCAATAATTACTTGAGGTTACAGTTAACAGATGCTATGAAACGGGCTAGAAGATTGTATCATACTACTGGTGAACGTATGTTACTTTCTTTTGATGACACGTATGGGAAAGATGAAAGTTTCCTAGATAATATAGCGTTATCCCACCAAAACTACGGGTGTACTGCACATAACTACGCATACCGTAAACAGCTTACTACTAGGCACATAATCCAGGCTCAGTGGAATACTCTTCAGTCGTCTGCAAGTCCTTCCAGGTATTTTCACGGAAAAGTGATGCCTGTAGGATTAGATGATTCTAAAGAAAATATACTATACCAGTATGTTCCTGCTGAGTATGAAGAGCGCTGGAAAAACGAAGGAATAAATCTTTCTCTTTGAGAGGATACCATGGCGAAACTAATAACAGGTTTAGATAAGAATTACGTTGAAGTCGTAGTAGAATTGAAAGCAGACCCTCCCAAAGCAAAGGCTATTCTTATATCTGATGGAGATAAAGAAATATGGGTTCCAAGAAGTATTATTGAAGGTATTGAACCAGTTAAAGGTACTATGATTGAAATTACAATACCAGAGTGGTTTGCTCAAGATAAAGGATTGATATGATTGAAGATACTATTATTGTAATAAATTCTTCACATAGGGCTGATAGAGTTATTACACCTACTCTTTTTCCAGAAGGAGTAATAAAATGGGTTATAGCTGTGCCAGAAGAGCAGCTGCAAGAGTACGCACAATACTGGCCTAATAATTTAGTAAGTATACCATCTTATGTAGCCTCGTATCTTTCATCCCAACGTCAATGGGTAATGCAAAATTACTGGGATACCTATACAAACATATGGTTTATGGATGATGATCTTAAATTCTTTTATAGAAAAGAAGATGGTAAAACAAATTTAACACGTATAACAAGTACTGACACCATGGAGAACTTAATATTATCCGTAGTAAGCCATTTAGAAGATAAAGCTCTTGTCAGTATATCAGAAAGGTTCGGTAATAACTTTGTTACAAGTCCTTATAAGGATATTGGAAAAATTAGAGCGTGTTATGCTGTAAATACTCAGGTATTTAAGAATATTGGCGCAGTATTTAATCCTATAGAACCATTTCAAGCACAAGATTACCACATTGTTTTATGTTTTCTAAATGCAGGTTACAAGAATAGGATATTATTTAATTATGCTTTTGATGAAAAGAGTTCTGCCCCTGGGGGGTGTTCTGTTTATAGAACAGCAAAAACTGTAGAAGAAACATCTAAATGGATGGCAGCTAACCACCCAGAAGTTACTCTAAAAATAAAGTATTCAAAAACAGATTGGGGGATGGTTGACGTAGGAAATGGAATAAAAGCTAGAGTAGATATTAGAGTTCAATGGAAGAAAGCGTATAGGCCAAATACTGCGGATAAACCTAAACTATTTTTTGTATAATATAATGAAAAACATTATTATAGTAATAAATTCTAGTAATCGTGTAGATAAAGTACGTACTCATCTATTGTTCCCACAATATAACGTTATAGATTGGGTAATAGCTGTCCCACAAAGCCAAATTGAACTATACTCAGATAAATTTGATAGTATACTTATCATACCGGATAGTGTTGCACCGTACTTACCTTCTCAAAGACAGTGGGTTATGGAGCACATGGTAGATAAATATGAGTTTGTGTGGTTCATGGATGATGATCTTAAATTCTCTTTTAGAGAACCCAATAGTACTAAATTAACTTTAGCTACTTCTACTGAAGTAGCTGGTATGTTTAGTGCTATGAAAGAAGCTATAATAGATTATCCATTAGTGGGTATTTCTACAAGATTAGGTAATAATTTTGTAGAAAAGTCATTTGATACTATATGCAGAGTAACTAGATGTTATGCATTAAGTACCAAAGTATTTAAAGAACTGGATATTAAATTTAATCCTATAGAACCATTTGTAGCTGAAGATTTTCATATGACTCTTTGTTTACTGAATGCGGGGCATAAGAACATAGTACTATATAACTATGCGCAAGAAGATATAGGTAGTAATGCTGCTGGTGGATGTTCTGTATACCGTACTGCTAAAGTACAGGAAGATACTATGAAATGGATGGCTAAGAATCATCCAGAAGTTACTTTAAAAGTAAAAACAAATAAAACTGGTTGGAACCTTCCTGGATCTGTCAATAACGAACGCCTAGATTGTATAATTCAGTGGAAAAAAGCATATAAGCCAAAAAGAACAAATACCTTGAAACGGTTCTTTTAATATGCTATATATATCAAAAGGCAATAGCAAGGTAGGTAATATTCCTAGTATTTCCTTACCTCCTGTGACTACTTGCGTCAAAAATGTACCATGCGTAAGTCATTGTTATGCTATTAATATCTCTAGAAGATTCAAGCATGTTAAAAAACAATGGCAACATAACCTATTTGAATATAAAGATGATTCTGGTATTTATTTTAATACTATATTTCAATTTTTAGATATTAATAGACCTCCTTATTTTAGATTTCATATAGGCGGAGACTGCCCAGATGAATACTATGCTAATCAAGTGGTTAAGATAAGTAGTCAATTCAATAAGACAAACTTTTTGCTATTTACCAAAAGATATAATTGGTTTAGTACAGTTCCACATAATTTATCTGTAATGCTATCAATGTGGGCTTACATAAAAGAGCCAGTATCACCATTTAGGAAAGCATGGGTAAGAGGAGATTTAAGAACAGTAGGAAAAGAGTTATATGCGTGTAAAGGAAAATGTACAGATTGCCTGTATTGTTATTCTAATGATAACCCATTAGATATTTTATTAAAACCTCATTAAGGACATAGCATGTTTATTCTAGTAGAGACTTCTGATGGATCATTTGTTGTAGTTAAAAGATCAGATATTAGGCGTGTGTATAAAAAGAATGATACCGAGACTTTTATCTGTTTTACTACAAAAGTTAACACTCCTTTAACTGTTAAAGGAAGCCCAGAGGATTTTTTTAGAGTATATTTAGATGTAAAAAACTAAGGATAGCATATGAGCAATTTCTTCACTAGCATGGTAGTCGGGAAGCCGTTGTGTACGCAATGTGGATTGGACAAGCAAGCAAAAACACCTAGGATGCCTATTATAGGTAAGGGTAAAAAAGGAATATTCATACTATCCGGAGAACCTTCAGAAGCTGAGGATGCCCATGGACTACCACTATCAGGAGATAGTGGCACCTATTTAAGAGACGCATTAAAATACTACGGTATAGACTTAGAAGAAGATTGTTGGAGAGTAAACGCTGTTAGGTGCGTAGTGAAAGATGGTGATGCATTAAAGTACACAAGTAAATGTCATGCATCCATACAAAAAATGCTAAATGACTGCAAACCAAAGAAAATAATACTCCTTGGTACAGTAGCAATTTCTTCTTATTTTTATGATTACCCCGAAGTAACAAAATCCATTCCCGCTAATAGGGGATTAGCATATTGGGAACCTAGATTTAATTGCTATGTTTTACCAATAATGCACCCAGCAACATACTGTACATCTAGGGATCAGTCCTTAGTAGCTGGGGCTAAAGCAGATTTAAAATACGCTATTACTCACAATGCTCCACCACCAGTAATACCAAAACCAGTAGTAACTAGGCTAGTTACTGTAGCTGCTGTATGTGAATATCTACAGTGGCTTCTTGTGACAAAACCTACGTTTGCTTTCGACTATGAAGCTACTAATTTAAAACCACAATTAAAAGGGAATAAAGCCGTATCAGTGGGTATTTGTACGTCAAGCGGTGCTGTAGCATTCCCCCTGCAACATAAGCACTGGAAAGCCAAAGAACAGGCCCAAATTGAAAGCCTATGGAAACAGGTTCTTGCCGATAGAAAAATAAAAAAAATAGTTCAGGCCATGAATATAGAGCGGGTGTGGTCTGAAGTTCAGTTTGGGGTATGTCAAGGAATAATATGGGATACACAACTAGCTTCACATGTGCTTGATAACCGCGAAGGTGGATTCTTTGGTTTAAAATTCCAGGCATTTTTACGGTGGGGAGTTAGGGACTATTCTAAGTCAATGGATAGTTATATAAGAGCTACTAATGGGGAACCATTTAATAGAATGGAATATGCTCCACTTGGATCTGTACTCCAATATAATGGTCTAGATGCTCTATATACTTATCACATATGGGAAGAACAACAAAAAGAATTCAGAGGTAATGAGTTAGCTGCCTATAGGTTCTTTCATAGGGGATTACTAGTTCTTGGTGAAATGCATATGAATGGTATATGCATGGATATTAAGTACTATACAAATCAGATAAAACTATTAGAATCTGAAGTTGCTGAAATGCAAGGGCAAATATTAGCATCTCAAGAAGCAAAAGACTTCAAAAAGATGTTTAAAAGGGAACTTGTCATAAGTAGCAATGATGACTTAATAGATCTATTCTTTAAGCAATTGAAAATTGTCGCTGTAAAGAAAACTGCTACCAATAAAGATTCTGTAGATAAAGAAGTAGTAGAGGGTATTGATCATCCAATAGCTAAACTCATAATGAAAATACGCAAGAATGAAAAGATACGTAGTACGTACCTTGAAGGATTCATGCGTGAACTGGCACAAGGTAAGATATATCCTGTGTTTTCTTTGCATAGGGTAGTATCTTATAGAAGTTCTAGCTCTATGCCCAATTTTCAGAATATCGCTAAACGGGATAAAAGGGCGAAAAAAATAACAAGAAGTGGCCTTATACCTTCTCCAGGGTGCGTAATAGGTGAAGGTGACTTTAGTGGCGCAGAGGTATGTATGTCTGCGGCGTATCATAAAGATAAGAACTTCATTAAATACCTTCTTGATAGTAGCACAGATATGCATAGAGACTGTGCTAAAGACATATGGTTATTGAAAGACATATGGGATACTATCAATGTAGATATAGTTAAAAATATTCGTCAGAATATGAAAGCTGACTGGACATTTGCAGAGTTCTATGGTGCTAGATGGAAAAAATGTGCTATAGCTTTGTGGTCTAAACGTAGTATGAAGATATTCGAAGATGGGTCTACTTTAGAAGATAATTTAAAATCTAAAGGAATTAAGACTGAAGCAGCTTTCTTTAAACATGTAGAAGATTTTGAAACTAAGTTCTGGGGTGTAATGTTCCCTGAGTATGCCTCTTGGAAGAACAAAGTAGTAAGGGATTACATCAGAGATGGATATGTAGAAACATATTTCGGTTTTAGATTTAAAGGTATAATGAACGAACGGGAAGTTTGTAATTATCCAGTTCAAGGATCTTCTTTTCATATGCTTTTATATGTAGCTTACGAATTAAGTAATGCTCTAAAGAAAGCTGGTATGAAGACAAAGCTGATAGGTCAGATTCATGACTCTATTATAGCAGATATTCCTATAGAAGAAGTTGCAGAGTATGCCAGGATGTTAAAAGGTATCATGGCTACGTTACAAGATGTATTCCAATGGCTGTGTGTTCCTATAAAGATAGAATTCGAAATTTCGCATGAAAGGGAGAAAGGGGGCTCTTTTGCTGTTTTGGAAGCAGTAGATATGGAAGCCATAGAAACCATAGAAGAATATAAAGATATTATATATGAAAAAACATTAGGATTGCAGAAAGAGCAATTATTCCATTCAAAACGTATTTATGCGGAGGCTGTATGAGTAAGGAAACTACAAAACCAAATCCAGGTAGTCCAGAAGCTGTAGACATTGGATGTACGTGCCCTAGAATGGATAATAGTTATGGAAGAGGATATATGGGTGGAGTTAAAGACCCAGAAGGTAATACAGTCTTTGTTATAGCCCAAGGATGCCCAATACATAATATGAGGAACGAGCATGAAAATTGAACAAAAACCTATATTATTTAATCCAGTTACTATATTACTGGAAACCGAAGAAGAATTAAACGCCTTATTAGAGATCCTAGATGAGTATACTGAAGATGATAGAAATGCACACTCATTAAAAACTAAAATATCTAATTGGTATAGTAATGTATATAATACAGTAAGTGAAGTGTGTGCCCTAATAAAAGAAAAACCAATTGCAAATAAAGAGGTGGAAAAATATCTTATTTTTAAAAGTGAAGATATTAATAATCTTAGGGGAAATAAGGAATTTAGGTGTGCTCTAGAAACAATTATTAGGTACTATCACGGATATAGAGATAAGCATGGTAAAAGTATTAGAAATAAATACATTGTCTGTAATCAAGATGAACCTTATGCAGAAAACGTATGGAGAATAATCCTAGAAGGGGAGTACAAAAAAACACATGAAAATAATAGAAAACTTTAATATGCTAACAGAAGTAAAGAGAACTTGGAAAGAGCGCTTATTTACTCTGCCATGGACTCCATTTAAAGCTACTAAGAAAGTACCATCTAAAGAAGCACTTATTTTTGGATACGATACTTTAATAGTGCATCCCAGTATGCTTGATAAATTTAAAAATGAGAAGGAGCTACATCATGGGCAAAAAGGTATTTTTAGGTGGGACATGCAATAATTCTACTTGGAGAAACATTTTTATTCCAATGCTGACTATAGATTACTTTAATCCTGTAGTAGAAGATTGGACTACTGAATGTCAAGAACGGGAATTACAAGAACGAGCTAATTGCGATGCTTGCCTATACGTAATTACTCCAGAAATGACAGGAGTATATTCAATAGCAGAAGTAGTAGATGATAGTAATAAAAGACCAGATAAAACGGTTTTTGTATTTATTAATTCGGAAAATAAAAAATTTACTGCGCAACAAGAGAAATCATTACAAGCTGTAGCTGTTATGGTTATTAATAATGGTGGTACTTTTTTTAGTAATCTAGAAGACGCGGCATGGTACGTAAATTCTATCTAGCAACAATTCTTTATTATTTTAAACAAATAAGTTGACGCATTTTCAAAAAATGGGTATATATACCAAATGGATAAGTTACCTCAATATAAATTACGTGCCTGGGAAGAATATGACCTGGCAGATGATTGTATGTTAGATAAGCACAATTTAGACATTGAAGCAGAACAACAAGCTACTTTAATGAATAAATGGATGGACCTTCTACATCAAGCACGTAAGATATACTCAAAAGCAGAAAGATCTTTGAAATTGGTAGAATCAAAACTCTACCTGGAAGCTATTCAAGGGGCTACTGCTTTTGGTACTAAAGATAAAAAACCCACTGATGCCCATATCAAAGCGTGGATATATACACAAAAAAGGTATATGGATGCTGTGCAAAGCAGAGACGAGGCAGAGGAAGATGTTTACTATCTTGAAAAAAATGCTAAAGTATCTCTAGAGCATAAAAAAGCTATGATTGTTGTAGAAAAGGATTTGTGGATAAGTGGGTTTTTTGCTCGTCCGTCTGTCTCAAGTAAAGTAATGGAGTTATCCGAAAAAGATATGAGAGAACAGACAAAATTAAAACTAGCAGAATCGCTAGGAAAACGAAACAGGCGTAATGCCGAGGGGAATTAAGCATGGCAAGACCACAGATGTCAAGAGAACAAATGAAGGCTGGACTTGGGGACAGGACTAAAGAAGCTTATGATCGTAAAGATTCAGGTGGACTTTTCAAAAGTTACCTGAAGGATTCTTTGCTTGAAGAGCGCAAGGTTTCCAAGTTCAACCCTGGAAAGGGTCAATGGATCATTGATATTATTCCTTATGTTGCAGGAGATCGTGACCCTTTGAATAAAGAAGGTGAATCTGCTTATGTACTTGATATTCTTGTACATATGGGCGTAGGCCCAGCAGATGAAAGAGTAGTATGTTTGTCTCAGTATAATAAGCCGTGTCCTGTATGCGAGCTTATTAAGCAAATGCAAAGTGAAGATGCAGACTATAAGACTGAGATTAAACCGTTGGTAGCAAAGCGTAGAACCCTGTACAATGTGATTGTACGAGAAAACGCAGAAGAAGAGAAAAAAGGTGTACAGCTTTTAGAAATGGCTCATTTCTTTTTGCAGAAAAATATTTCTGCTCTCAGCAAAAATCCCCGCAAAGGTGGCTACATTGTATTCAGCGATTTGGATGAAGGTAAGTCTATTGGTTTTAGACGTACTGGTGTAGGCCCAGAGAACACTGCATATGATGCCCATCAGTTTATTGATCGTCCAGAACCAATTACAGATGCTGAATGGCAAGCTGCTCAATGCCTTGACGAGTTCATTGTAATCAGGGAATATGACGATATCAAGTCCATGCTCGTGGGTGGAAAGAAAAAGAAAGAAACTACCCAAGAGGAAGAACCAGCCCCACCAGTAAAAACCCGTAGAAGCTTTAACCAGAAGCCAGAAGAAGAGGAAACTCCCGAACAAGAGGAGCAGGGTAATGAAGGTACAGAGGAAGAAGAGTCTGCACCGCCTCCCCCAGCAAAAACAGGTACCAAGAAAACACGTAAGCCAGCTGCATCTGTATGCCCTGTAGAGGGCGGTGTGTTTGGTAGCTCATTCGATGAGTTTGTTGAATGTGACACCTGTGTATTTGTAGAATCTTGTGCTGACGCTGCTGCTAAAGCTTAATTGAGAACAATGGTGCCCCATAACGGGGCACCATACTGGGGATAATATGCAAAAGAGAACAATAGTAATTCCTACTGAATCTGGTACTCCTGTAGTAAAGCGTAACATAAAAGAAGCTGTAGCATCTGTTAAAGAGAGTGATAAAGTCGAACTGGAACCACTACACAGAGAAAAGCCTGTAGATTACAAAGTAATGTTAAGTACTGGGAGTACCCTCCTTGATTTAAGTCTTACTGGCGGTAGGGCGCACTCAGGGGGATGTCCATTAGGTATTCTTCTGGAAGTCTTTGGTAGATCAGGTTCTGGAAAGACAAGTGTACTAAGCGAGCTTGGTGGAGCTGCACAAGCTGCTGGCGGCACAGTACGTTTTGCAGATCCTGAAGCACGATTAGATAAAGCCTATGCAAAAACATATGGGCTAAATATTCCTGCCGATAACTATTTCAAACCGGACACAGTTACAGAACTATTTTCACTTATTGAAAATTGGGATCCACCGGCAGGTAAACCCAATGTATTCGCTGGCGACTCTCTAGCTGCTTTGTCCACTGTGCTTGAAATGGATAAAGGGGATAAGATGGGAATGCGTAGAGCTAAAGAGTTTAGCGAAGGGCTACGCAAGAACTGTAGATTGATTGAAAAACGCGATTGGTTAATAGCGTGTAGTAATCAGGTGAGACATGGAGACTACGGTGACGTTACTCCCGGAGGGATGGCGGTAGAATTTTACTCATCTGCCCGTATCAGTATCAATCGGACTGGGTTCATTGAGAAAGAGCGGAGTTTAAAAGGAAAGACCAAGAAGATTAAACGTATTCTTGGTATTGTTTCTCAATGCAAGGTAGTTAAATCATCAATAGATAAACCCTACAGGGAATGCCCCGTATATATTATGTTCGATTATGGAATCGACGATGTACGGGCTAATCTTCAATATGTCAAAGATATTGAGGAACACTCGAAATATTGGGTGGGTGAAGACCATGCTGGATATGTAGCTATGGATGACGCTATTGCTTACATTGAGGATAACAATCTCGAATCAATGTTAAAGGAGCATGTAATCCAATTATGGAACCTAGTCGAAGAAAGATTCAAAATAGAACGAAAAATGAAGAAGCGGTAATACCTTTAAAACGAAGAGTACTTACTGTAAACAGTAAACCTCCACGGTTTAAATCGCAGCAGGGTACGGGTATTAAGTGCCCTGCTTGCGGTCAAATGACAAGAGTAATAAGGTCTATGCCTAAACCAGATGAAGGAATTCATGGTAGGTATAGAAAATGCGATGGATGCGATTTACGCATGTATACGGAAGAGCGCATAACATATAGAATAGATAAAAAATGAAAATATTACTGATAGATGGTAGTGCAATTTGTTACATGATGTTACATGCCCTACCTACTTTATCTACTAAAGAGTTACCCACAAGCGTTATCTATGGGTTTTTAACTCAATTAGTCCATTACCAAAAAATGAATGCGGCAGATAAAATAGTATTTGCCTTTGATAGTAAACAATCTAAACGTACTGAACTTTTTCCAGAATATAAAGCTAAGAGAAAAGCTAAGAAGAAAAAAGAGTACGATGAAGCCACAAAAGAAGAAAAAGAAAAGATTTCTGTAATAAGAGATCAGTTTAGTGTTGTTCAATTTGAAATACTTCCTTCATTAGGGTTTAATAATATATTCAGTCAAGATGGATATGAAGGTGACGATATAATAGCTAGTGTTTGTTATTCTAACAAACAGCATAAGATAGTTATAATAGCGAATGATGGTGATCTATATCAGTTAATAACTGGTAATCATGTTATGTACCATATAAAAAACAGGGAAATGATTACTGAAGAAAAAATATGTCAAAGATATCAAATTCATCCTAGTAGATTCAGTGATATGAAGTCCCTAGCTGGCTGTACTGGTGATGAAGTGCCGGGAATACCTGGAGTAGGGGAAACAAAGGCTATACAGTATCTTTGTGGTGATCTAAAAAAGACTTCAGTTACCTATAAGAAGATTATCAATAGTGATAAAATTATAGAGTTTACTAGGAAACTGGTAGTCTTGCCCTTTGAAGGTGTAAATAGTTTTAAGATACAAAAAGATGACTGTACTGTAGATAAATTCAAACATGTATTTACTGAGTATGGGTTTCATTCCATGCTAGAACCTGGGTATTTACTAGATATTAAAAGGGGGTTCTGTAATGCAACTTTTCTTTGAGAGACGAATTATTCCTAAACCAGTAGTTGAAGAGCCAGAAGTAGTTACTATACCTACAAGAAGACGGATAATAACTACCAGTGTTTCAGACTGGGAAGATATAATATTACGGCATTTAAAACCATCTAACAGATGGATGTATGGGCACTTAAGTAAAATAGGGGACTTATTTACAATTAGATCACTATCCACGGTACGTGTACCAAAAGAGGTTATTGATAAAATGCTCTCAAACAAGCAAATTGCGCTTGGAGAAGATGATTACTATTATGTAATCGAAAACAACAGTAGTACTAACTAAAACAAGGAGAATTACCATGAGTGACGTAGCAACAGCAGAAGTAGTAGAAGATAAAGACCAAGTATCTCGAAAAACCCTTGCTAAAAATGTAGCAGAGTTATATGAGATTTCGGCTTCTTTGGCCGAACGTGTTATTATGACAGTCTTTGAAGAGATTGCAGAATCCGTATCCATGGGTAAAACAGTATCTGTTCCTGGATTCGGCAAGTTTAAGCCTATAGTAAAAGCTGCCCGTACTGCCCGTAATCCCAAAACTGGTGGTACAGTTGAAGTTCCAGAGAAAAATGCTATTCGTTTTTCAGTCTCTTCTTCTCTGAAAAAAGCTCTTGCATAATGTAGCAGCAGTATAACTTTTTATGTAAGCCGGAGGTGTTAACACCTCCGGCTTTTCGTGTTTAAACTACTATGAAAAAACGTAATCTAGGCAAAAATATTGTAGTAAATTTAGAATGTAGGCACCATGATCCAGAATTAAATTGTATAATATCTGGTAAAAAAGCTTGTGTACAAAACTGCCAAGATTTTATGGGGTTTTCAAATGAGCCATTTCAATTATCTAGTAAACATATAAGTGTACTACGAAACAACCTGCTAACACTTCAAGGTGGTAAATGCAAAATATGCTCTGTAGATTTAACTAAAGATTCAGCTGCTTGTCTAGATCATCACCATCAAAAGAAGAATAAAGGCAGTGGCTTAATTCGTGGAGTAGTATGTCGTACTTGCAATTCCTTTCTTGCTAAAAGTGAGAATAACGCTACTAGATTCCGAATATCTAAAGAGCAACTACCTATTATATTAATGCAAATGGCATCATACCTAACCAGCGCACAGTATCCGTATATGCACCCATCTGAGAAACCAAAGGTAAGGAAACTAACTAAACTATCTTATAATAGATTAGTAAAAGCTATGAAATTAGCTAAAGAAAACAAAATACCAGAGTACCCTAAGAGTGGTACACTGACTATATTACTAACATCCTTATGCGAAAAGTACAAAGTAATTCCCGAATATTACAATAAATAGGTTGCTATATATGAACATTTATAGTACTATTGCCTTAATAAAATGAGGTAAAATATGAAAGACAACGAAGAACTAGAGTTAACAATAGATTGTATTGGAGTGGATGAAAAACTACATTTATGTTTACCTTCAAAGAACGTAACTACTTGTGGGATAAAAATAAGAAGCAAAATTGTTAAGTCTAAAGATTGGGCTACAAGAAACAGTTGCTATGAATGCACATATGATAACGAGGATTAACTATGCAAACACTTGAAGAAGTTAATACAGCACTTATAAAGTTAGCAGAGACTGCTGGAAGAAACGATAAAACTGCTTTGTTAACAGAATACTTGCGGTATGAATTATTCAAAAAAGTAGTCACTTACGCTTTATCTTCTAATATGGTTTACCATATAGAAAAATTTCCAAAGTTTAAACCATCCATGTTTGCGCCTAAGTTCTATCAAGATAGAATATTTGAAATGTTGGATACGTTAGCCGCGCAAACTGGGGCTACGACACAAGATAAACTTGCATTGTATAATGTCTCATGCGCATCTTATGGTGCTTACGATGTTGTTAAAAAGATATTGCAAAAAGATTTAAAATGTGGTGTTGGGCCGAAAACTATAAATGCTGCTTGTCCTCATACTATCTTCTATGTGCCCTATTGCAGATGTTCATCAGATTCCATTGAAGATAAATTCTGGAAGAAGCCGGGAAACCGATTTGCGCAATTAAAAGAAGATGGTATGTTCGCTAATGTTATTTTAACTGCGGAGTTTACAGAATTCTTATCAAGAAACGGAATAAAGATTAACCAGCTGGATAATTTGGGATACGATCTTAACTACGGGTTTAGGAAGCTTGCAGCTTCCCCACAAGTAGGAACTGGAGAACTCCTTATAATTCGCGATGGTAAAGTATTAGATAGACAAACTGGCAATGGTATTCTGAATAGTCTTATTCACGGAACTGCTAGTAAAGAAGATTCTGATTCTGTGGGAATTAGATTATGGGATATGGTACCATATACGGAGTTTTGGGAAAATTATGAAACTTCTGTACCTTATGAAACTAGGTTTCATAATGTATCTACTTTCGTTAAAAAAGTAGATAAACCACTTTATGTGGATACTGTGTATACTGAAATAATCAAATCTAAAGAAGAAGGGCAATACTTCTACAGAAGAATGAGAGCCCTGGGACATGAAGGAGCCGTACTAAAAGACCCTAATGCTAAATGGGCTGACCATACTAGCCCTGGAATGATGAAGATGAAGAATGTCTCTACGTGTGCTTTGGTTCTTACTGGTTGGAAATCAGGTAAAGAAGACAGTAAGTATGAAGATGTTATGGGTGCATTGTTCTTTGAATCTAAATGTGGAAAATTAAAAGTAACTGTAAACGGTAAGTCTGATGAAATGCGATCCTTCGATTGGGATTCAAAGATAGGAACAATATGGACTATTGAGTTTGAAAGAGTATCATATTCTAAAAGTAAAGATACTGCTTCATTGTACTTACCCAGGATACAAAAAGAAAGACCAGATAGAAGTTACGCAGATACTTTGGAAGAAATTGAAACTAGGCTTCAAAAGGAGAAATAAGGCATGTCTAATGATTATAGTAATAGTGTAATGTTATCAGGATGCTGTATTACTATTTGGTGCATACTAGCATGGTTTACGCATGTCATAGTATGCCTAAAAGCCGCTTCTTGGGGATTTCTTATAGCAGGAGCACTAGTTTTTCCGGTAGCTGTAATACACGGTACTGGAGTATGGTTCGGAGCATGGTAAAATGAAAATAAGATTACAAAATTTTCAGGGGCACACAGATTCTTCTATAGAGACTGTTCCCGGTATAACAGCATTGACGGGTACTACCAATGCTGGTAAAACATCCTTCTTAAGAGCACTACTACATCTTCATCAAAATTCGTTACGTGGTACTGCTTACATTAAGAACGGTACAGATAAATGCACCATAACTGTAGATAACGTACAAAGGATAAAAGCTAAGTCTACTAATCAATATATAGTAGATGGTAATATGACAGAAGCTCTTCGTACTGGGGTGCCTCATGAAGTTATGGAAGCCCTTAAATTATCTAATGATTTTTTGCAGACTCAGCATAATTCAATATTCCTTATTGATAAACCAGCTGGGCAGATAGCACAAAAACTTTCTGAACTGATAGATTTAGATGTAGCACATAAGTCAATAAAGCTTGTTGATACAGAAAGAAGGGCTGCTTTCTCAGAAATAAACACTTCTAACTCTTTAATAAGTAAAGCTCAAGACCGTATTCAAGAACTTTCTTTGGTGCAGGAAGCTAGTGAAAAATTGGCAGCAATTGAGCGTAAAGCGGCTGTAGTCAACGAATTGAATGCTACCCTAGTGTCACTACAGGTGACACTAAAAACGGCTGTAGAACGCAAGCTGGCGCTTGATAGCCTACCGGATATTGGGCAGCTTAGGGACTTGCCAGAAATTCTAAATAGTGCTAAAGATATAAATAAAGAACTAACTGCTATACAGGGTATTGTAAATGCCATAGATGTAGTTGTAAAACGTAAATCTGATATTGAAAAACTGCCAGATATTGATCAGTTAATTACGTGCCCCGCTATTCTTGCAGTAGCAGGAAATGTAAAAAGAGAAAAAGAAGAAATAAGTAAAATACAAGGTAAGATAGATATTGCTAAAAAATGTTTAAATAGGAAACTCAGTATACCAGATGAACTATATAAATCTATTGATGTAATTTATGTTACTATCAGTGATAGATCTAATATAACAAAACATATAGCCATAGCTAAAGATGCTTTTAAATTGAGAGGGAACTTAAACATAAAATTAAAAGCTAAAGAAGCTGCATACACAAAACTTTTTGGAGATAGGTGCCCGCTATGCGGAGAAGGCTGCTTAAACCAGAATCATTAATTAACCTACAAGGCAGAAAGATTCTGGCTTGTGGGGATTTGCATGTTAGAGAAACTACTCCAAGCATGCGCACAGAGAAAAACTTTTTTGAAGAAGTAGTAGAACCTAAGATAGTATGGGTAGTAGATAAAGCTAATGAGCACGAAGCTACTATTTGTATAGCTGGGGATATATTTGATAACGCGCACCCAAGGTACTACATAGCCAATAGAATTTCTCAACTGCTTAGAAAAGCAAAGTATGGTATTTTTGCTGTTCCTGGGCAACACGATATGAATTACCATTCTCAATTACTGATGGATACCCCGTATCAATCTTTAATTGAATCGGGTGTTATTCAAAACATTCACGGTACAGTAGGATCTATTAATGATATAATGGCTACTGGAGCTGGGTTTGGAATAGACCCAATGGATTTACATGCAGATATTCTTTTAGTACATGCATGTATTACTGAAAATAATCCTCCGTTCTTTCTTGAGGAGGCCCTTGCAGCAAATGACTATCTAGATAAATATCTTAATTGGAAGATTATAATATCTGGAGATTATCATGTTTCCCATGTTACAGAGTATGATGGTAGGATACTGGTAAACTGCGGGCCTATGTTCAGAAAAGATAAAACTCAGATAAATCAAAAGCCTAGAGTATTCTTGATTAACGTAGATGATAATTCTTATCAATCTTTATATATTCCAATACGACCTGGGGATGAAGCGTTTGATCTTACTAAGATAGAAAGAGCTAAAAAACTCGGTATATCTGAAAATGATGTAAATACAACTAAACTACAACAGTTAATCACTGGTAAAGATGAAAATACTGCTTTAGATTTTTCTAGTGTAGTATCCCTAGTATGCACTCAATTTGAAACAGATAGAGGTATCACAATACCAAAAGATAAATTATTAAGTATAATTCAGAGGGCGAGCAATGGCTGAGAACATCATAGAAAATCTTGAAAGAATAAGTAAAGAGATAAAAGAAGTTAAAACTGAATTAGATAAAGCTACTGGTAGGTATGAAGCTTCTATGGCTGCTCTTAGTACTTTGGGGTATAAGACTATAGAGGAAGCTGAAGAGGCTGTTAAATCCAGAACAGAACAAATTACTGTTCGACAAGACAGGCTGAACGCTGACTACGAGGCATTCTACAAAAAGTATGAAGAGGTATTCTCAGATGAGTAATGTAAGTAACGAAATACATAATTGTAGAGTACGTCTTACAGAGTTAGCTACAGAGAAAAAACTCAAAGAAGCTGAAGTGACAAAGCTACAGGTAAGAGTAGATGAGCTAGATATTGTGGTTGAGGAACTTAGGGTAGTTTTAGATGTTCTTCAAACTGCAAGTAAGTTAATGTACTCTAATTTATCTGTAAAATTAGGCGCTATAATAACTGAAGGATTATCACTGGTTTTTCCAGAAAGTGACCTATCTTTCGTTATTGAGTTTGTAGAACGCCGAAACCAAATAGAAGCTGATGTGTATCTAATGGATGTTGATGGTAACCAGTATGATCCTGTAGATGGGGTTGGTGGTGGCATAACTGACTTCATATCTTTGTTGTTTAGGATAACATACGTAAAATTATCTAATTATCGTGATTTTATTGCCGTTGACGAGCCCGCTAAGTTTATTTCCAGGGACAAGATGCCAGAAGCTGCAATTTTCCTTGCTAAAATATGTAAAGACTTGCAATTTGAATTGCTGTGTGTTACTCATGTTCCTGAATTAGCAGAATGCGCAAACAGAATATACAAAGTTAGCTCATCTAACGGATCTAGCTCAATAATTAAAATGTAAGGAGAATAGTATGGATAAAAAAGTTCCCAATAATACTCAGCAACCTGGAATGAATACTGGAGGGGCTGTAGTACCATCCACGTTTACTCTTAGAGATACGTTTGCTATGCATGCTATAGAAGGTCTAATAAATTGTACGGATATGGCTGTTGACACATTTGATATAAATAACAGCGGTGCAGTAGAAAATGAGGTTGAGGTAGTTATTGAAGATGACATAAAAACTATTGTAAAAGTAATAGCACATATAGCGTACTTACAAGCAGATGCTATGATTGCCGAAAGAAACAAAAATCTTAAATACAAAAAGAAGGGATTATCCAATGAGTGAGAAACGATATACACTAGAAGCCGCATCTACTCAAATGAACAATGCCGGTAGTACTGAACTTCTAGATATTGCCAAAGTAGTAAAAGCTTATATAGAAAGTAAAGAAGGTATAGATACTACAGATAGTATTTACCCACTGGCTTTAAGGTATCAAAGCTTAATGAAAATATTTAATGATACCCCTATGGATGATTTAAGTATAAATCCAGAGGATATTATAGAATTTGCCAGTCTACATAATCTTTTTATGCAAACTATTGGCTATGATCGCAGCGAGAACAAATAGTGACTATAATGCTACCTATACCGGGACTGTAACTTATACCGGGACTATCACTACTGGAGACTGGTTTACAGAAACTGGGTACATCCGTGTAGAAGATCAATGGTGGAATGCTAAACCAGAACCAAGACCGAGAAAAACTTACTTAAAATTCTTATCAAGTAAAGGATATAATGCAAACGGAAAAAATAAAAAAGGGAGTAGTATCAAAAGATCCTCAAGAGTGCTTAAAAATTGTAGAACTTGACGAGACCATAGTAAGATTGATAGTAAAAAATTTATTCTCATTGAAGTGCATAGGCACCGATAAACCTGTATTGTTCAGGGGTAAACTATATTGGAAGCCTACTTACTATGTGTATATACAAGATGGTGTATCCATAGTAAGAAATGAAGATGAATCCTTTACACTTCAAGTAGATACCAATGCTATGCTAACACTTGGGGAGGAAATATGTTATGGCGTAAAGTAACCTTGGATGGTATTCCATCTAGTGAAGATGATAGACCTTTCGTAGTTTTCTATAGGGGACTACATGAAGATATAAATAAATGTATAGCTATGGGCACGTTTACCACGCATAATAGAGGTATAGGGATAAGACCTGCTGGAGAACGTAATTACCATTTAGCAAATCATGTAACACACTGGGCTTATATAGATGGCCCTTGGGAGGATGTATGATAGTAGTTTGTGTAAATGGTGTAGCACTTGCAGGTAAAGACTCATTTGTAAATAGAGTAAAAGCCCTAAGAAACGTAGGATTTCCAGACCATTCAATAGTAACTAGAGAAAGACAACCTATAAAATGTTATTCTACAATAGATCCTGTTAAAAAAGTTTATAAAGAGTTTTTTGGATGGAATGGTGATAAGACCCCAGAACATAGAAAAAATCTAAATGTTTTAAAACGTATATGGATAGATGTTGATGCTGGCCCTATAGGGTACCTTATGAACGTATTTCATGCAAATGCTCCATTTTGTAGAATATGCTTTGTTATGGTACGCGAATTTGAAGAAATGGAAAAAACAAAAGCTCTTGCAGAATCCATGGGGTATAAAGCATACACATTAGAGGTACTTAGGGATGGTTTAGATATTCCTTCAGTAGAACAAGAATTTTTAGATAGTCATCCTAAAGGTTATAAGTATGATTTTTCTATTTTTAACCCAACTGTAGATACATTTCCTGATTTACCTTTATTGGATATAGCAGCAGAATCCTGGTTACAATTAATAATGAATGAGGATTAATTATGAAAATAGTGCGAAGAGGTATATTTGAAACTAACTCATCTAGCAGTCATTCTGTATCAATAGCTACTGGTAGTCTATCTGATTTACTACCAGTTCAAGACGGTACTGTACGAGTTTCATGCGGAGAATTCGGCTGGGGATATGAGACTCATACAGATTCTGAAACTAAATTATCTTATTTAGTAACAAGCCTATTTCAGAAAATACGCGCAGATGGATGCACAATAGAAAAAGATATTAAGATAGTAAAGAAATCAAATAAGTTCTTAATGTTACAGAAAGTAATAAAAGAGTGGTGTAACGCTAAAATAGAAGTAGTATCCAATATGGACTATTATATGTTTGGATATATTGATCATCAGTCGAGTGGTGTTCCAGATGAAGTATTTGTTAACAAAGAAACTATTGCTAATTTTTTATTTAATCCACATTCAATATTGGTGATAGATAATGATAACCACTGATAGTAACCTGACTATAATAAAAGAATATAAGAACAATGAGGCTAACATTCGTATTTACGCAGATGGTACCAAAGTACGTTCGTATGATACGGAGTACAACCCAGTAGTACCGGAATCGCTGGATGTAAAAATAACGGACTACTGTGATAGAAATTGTGAATACTGTCATGAGCAATCTAGTGTGCAGGGGGAACATGCCAATTATACAACAGTAATTCAACGGTTACTGGATGTACCTAATGCTGAACTGGCCCTAGGAGGCGGAAACCCACTAGCACATCCAGCAATAGAGCACATTACTAGAGTGCTTACAACTAACGGTAATATATGCAATATTACTATTAATGAATCTGTATCTGAAGAAGATTTAGATTTACTCGGTAAATTAGTAAAACTTGGGTATATACACGGTATTGGTGTATCTATTAATGACTGCCAAGGTGCTCATAATTTTAAACTCAATGCCAATAGAAAACTAATATTATCTAAATTACCGGAGTACTACGATAATGTAGTAGCACATGTTATTGCCGGAGTACATTCCTATAATGAAATAGGGTATGTGTTATCAACATATAATAAAGTACTTATCCTGGGATACAAAGATTTCGGTAAGGGAGTTAAATATAAAGATAATCATCAAGATAGTATAGAAACCAACATACAGTATTTAAAGAACAACTTATGGAGGATACTCCACCCTAATTATTCAGCAGTAGTATCTTTTGATAATCTAGCTATACAGCAACTAGGAGTTAGTGCTCATTTTACTGGAGATGAGTGGGGTAAATTTTACATGGGAGATGATGGTAAATACAGTATGTATTATGATGCTGTTGAAGACAAGTACGCTACATCATCTACTAATGAAAGGGTCTCTGCTCGAAGATTTAATAGTATACTAGATTTTTTTAGTAGAAGTTCTAAGCAAGCCCGCATAGGAGGCCATATACCGAAAGGTATTGAATGCCCTGTAATACATCATGGGGATTACATCGTGCCTAAAGAAATTGTAAAAAATCTTTCCACATTTGAGGAGTTGAAAAAGGTAATGCATTCTAACTATAATTCTAATTTTCATTCAGATAATATGCCATGGAATACTATGGCTTGGATTAAAGAATTGTGTATGTTATTGGATAAACGCAAATAATCTAATAGTAACATTAATGAACTTATAAAATAGGGATAATAATATATGTATTCAAGTATGATAGGCATTAATATAAAATTAGAAAACGGTGCAAAGCTTCCAATATATGCTACTAAAGGAGCAGCGTGTATGGATATACACGCTTTTCTGGAAGAACCCATAATACTGTATAAGCAAAACGTTGTATCTATAAGAACCGGGTTACATGTGGAGGTGCCGGAAGGGTACGAATTACAACTTGTTCCTCGTAGTGGGTTGGCGTTCAGTCATAATATTACTTTGGTTAATTCCCCTGGAACTATAGATTCGGACTATAGGGGAGAAATTAAAATAGGATTAATAAACCATGGATTTCAAGCTTTACGTATATTCCCAGGAGATAGAATAGCTCAGATATCGTTAGTAAAAGTTCCCAAGATAGTATGGAACGTGGTAGAAGAATTATCTAGTACAGAACGCGGTGCTGGGGGTTTTGGTAGCTCTGGGATGCAAGGTGTTCCTTCTTTCCTTGAAGGGCACATAAATAATAAAATAAGTTAAATACTGTTGACATATATAAATGCTTATGTTATATATGTAACTGTAATAAGTTGTGGGGCTAAAAGGGTTAATAATGGAGATACCCCTTTGAATGGCGGGATACGTTGCTGGTAAAACCGATAAATGCTTTCTCAGGCTGTGCAATACGCTAAGTCCCACTTTAGAACGGGTTAGTAAACTGATAAGATCATCCCATAGGATGAAGTCTATCACTTTCACGAAACCCGTTTTTTATTAATCTATAATGGTATATATAAACAATGGCTAGTTGGAGAAAATCAAAAGAGTTTAAGTGTATTATGTGTTCAAAAGACTTCGATAAGGTCAGTCAATACAAGAAACATCTTAAAGATAAACATAATACAGAATTAGAATGGAACTCAGATATGAATAGATACCAAGTTATTATATCTGGTAACCAGAATGAGAATACCGGGATTACTAAATAGCGTATGGGTGAGATACTAGAATTTACTAAAAAAGAACCGCATGCTACAGGTACTGCAATATGTATAAATTGCAGAGAAGAATGGATTGCTGTAGCTCCAGTGGGAACCAACCAACTGGAATGCCCTTCCTGCCATTCTACAAAAGGTATATGGAAGTTTCCTTTTGTACCTAGCGAGAAAACTTTAATACGCGTGTGCAACTGCGGTAATGACCTATTTTATTTAACACAAGAAGGGCACCTGTGCGCTAATTGTGGAACTTACCAAAGGTACTAATATGCAAAGAAAATATAAAAACAAAGAGTTTTGCATATCCATTAAATGCTCCAAATTGACAAAACAAAATAGGTGCAAATTAAAAGGATGTATTTGGTCAGCAAAGGACTTGCATCATTGGCTGAATGAGAATGGATTCTGTATAATAAAAGAAGTTAAAGAGGAGTAACAATGGCATACACGACAACGGACATCTACTCTGGAAAAGAAACAGAGTATGAAACTATGTTGGAAATAATGAAAGAGCGCAGAATATTTACTGTTCATGAAGATAACGGAAAATTTGTTTTTATAGAAAAGTGTGATGGGCATTTTGACGCTACTCTTACAAAAGAGCAACTTGTAGCTTTAGCAAGTGAATTAATTGAACTATCTGAAGATAGAGAGGAATAAATGGAAACTGGAATAACAGAACTTAAAGATAAGATTCAGAATGTGATAGATACTACCGACTGGGATCAGTTTAAGTCTGTAAAGACTTTAGAGAAAACTATAGAAACTCAAGCCCTCCTTATTAATGCTGTAAAGAAATGCAATAAGGTAATCACTCTTATTATGGAAGATACCATAAAAGATAAAGATCAGGAGGAATAATCATGGCGATGTATACTGATTTTTTCCTGAATGTTAATTTACGGGAATCTACACCAAAGGGCGTATTTAAGATGTGTAAAGCTACGCCCTTTTATGGAAAGGTAACTAAAGTAGGGCTCCTAAAATTAGCTATTCACACTGGCATAAAAAATAACGCAGACCAGATAGACGACTTTTTGTGTGAGATTCACCCACATGTATACTGTGTGCATAAAACATTTGTTGGATTTAGTATACATGAATCTCATGAGCATCCTACTCTTATTTTCTATTATCCAGAAAGGTTTAGGTATAGTACTATTCCTCCAGAGATGGAAACAGTACAAGAGATACGAAATAAAATGTATAAAGTAGAGGAGATAAATAGAAACCTTAATTTAGTAAATGATGCATTAAAGAAAAAAATTTCTAATCTAGTACACGAAGTAGCCGAATATACCGGAGCTAGATTTCCAGAGGGTAAAATGGTAGAAAATTATGAGTGTCCTGTTTGTGGTAGTGCAGAACACACAGGTAAAGGATTAATGCAAGGCGGAGTAAACTGTACATGTGTTTGTGGAGCTAAATATCATGTGTGTGCGTTCTAATAAACTATAATGTACTTATGAATAGTGGGGTAAAAATGACGGCAGAAGTACTTTTAGGTATTTTGTGTTTTGTAGTTTTTATTGTCTTCATTATAACCACTCCAGATACTGCAACATATATTCTGGCATCAACAGGATGGGGTGTGTCTGGTGTTTTGTTTTTTATCATCTGGAGTATGAATATATGAAATATAAAAACAAAGAGTTTTGTATATCCATTAAATGCTCCCAACTCCTACTTGACGAACTAAAGTGTGCGTATAAGGGAAAAAGGTGTCTAAGAACAGCGAAAGAGTTTCATCATTGGTTAAATGACAATAGCTTCTGCATATCTAAATGCAGAAAGATAATGGGTAAAGATTGGGAAGTTGCTGATAAATATGGAAATATAGTATGTCCTGTTTGTAAAAAGAAACAATCTCCGAGTTGGGGAGATAAGTGTGTGCATTGCTGTGAACACGTTCATGTTAAACTCAGTCTTATTGTCGGAGAAGATGGTAGAGACGAAATGGAATTCACTTGTATAAGGTGTAACTCCACTGTTTTTAATAGTAAAGAAATAGTTGCTAATTACATGCTCACTAAAAGATAAAGTAGATGGTGAACAATAATGAAACAGTTTAGAACTATTGATGGAACAATGATCTATCATTGTTATCATAATTGCAGATACTTCGTAACAGCAGGTTCTTCCGAGCCAATGGAATGTCACCATCCAAAGACTTTAAAGAAGTACCCTAAGTGGCCTGACTTTTGTATTATATCTCACCCAGACTGTGACACCGGATTTCCTAAAGAATGCCCTTTACCTATAGTGGAGAAATAGAATGAAAATAATTGAACCGTCTTATGAAATTCTTGATCGTCGTAATATGACTGCTGCACAAAAAATTGAGCAATGTGGAAGACTCGCATATAAATCTGAGGACAAGATTACTGAAGATTCTGCAATCAAGTTCTTTAGAAAAATGATGGAAAGCAAACACTTTCCTGTAATTGAGTTCTCCAATATTCATGTCTACATAAAAATTAATCGTCCTGCTCCAAATGAATGTGAATATGACAACACTCAAGAAACTATTGATGACTTTCTTGGTGCTTTATTTGGTGAGAAGTACCTGAATGTATCTCCAATTATAGAAGACCACAAATTGAATGGATTCATAGTGTCTGGAACAGTCAGAGCATTTATTGAATCACTTCAATGGGACAATTTTGAAAATGCAGGATTTATTGAAAGGCAGATTATTTTGGAACTTACAGAAAATCAAAATATATTCCCTTTTAACCTTCCAGGCATTGAGGATAATAAAGGCCCAAGAACTATAAATGCGTACTTGGTATCCACTACACAAGTGAAGAACCTAATTCCAGATTCTTATGAACAACATCTTATGTGTGCTGTGCGATTCATTCATAATAGAGCATTCACCCACGAATTAGTACGCCATCGTCCATGTTCTTTTATTCAGGAGAGCCAAAGATATTGCAGGTACTCTGAAGAGAAATTTGGAAACGAAGTTACGTTTATAGATCCTAGAGGAGCTTTTGAAATATTTAAAACAGATGAATTATTTCTTGCTTGGCAATACACGATGGAAGAGGCTGAAAATAATTATCTTTTATTATTACAAAATGATGCTTCCCCACAAGCAGCAAGGACAGTGCTACCGAACTCCTGTAAGACTGAGATAATCCTTTATGCGACAATTTCTGAATGGAGACACATATTCAAAATGAGAACTTCTCCAGCAGCAGAACCTAGTATGCGTCAAGTAATGATCCCTTTGCATGAGGAATTCTTTACTGAAGATAACATGAAATTGTGGGAATAGGTTATGACTACATACGGAGGATCAATAGAAAAAGAACCTTTGGCCGAGTTTGCTCGACAAAAGAATATAGAAGAAGTAGAAAAATTGATGTGTAGACATAGAAAAACACGGGTAGGTCCGAATCTTGAAAGACTATCATTAAAAAACATTTATGATCAAAAGGGGAAAAGATTCGTAAATGTACAAAGTAGAGTAACTGAAAATGGGTGTACTGAAACAATACACGACCTTCTTACCGGGGAATACTGGATTGCCAATTATACTATGGATCTATATAGTAATCCTATGTATGAAACTCCTCTGGATTGGTATCCTGCCAAAAAAGTGACGTATGAAGTTTGGGAGAGGGTGTAGTATGAGTGACTCCAATAATGATTGTTACAGCTTTCGTAATGAATACTTCGGTATAGGATTTGGAATAGATAAGAAACCAGAAATATCCAATGAAGAGCTTGCAGAGCAGATAGGAATTCTTTCTGAAAAGATAAAGGATATTGAGATTAAACTATCTGGAAAATTCGGTGTTCTGTATGTTCCTACAAAAGAAGAGATCATACAGATAACTAAAGAACAATTAATAGAAGAGTATAAAAGGATAAATAATGGATCTTAAAGATAATACGGAACCAAAGGAAACAAAACCAAGTTTTCATACCCTATCAGTACGATGCCCATGGAGGGTAGAACTTAAATGTTCAATTCTGCATAGTGCTGGTTACTACGCGCAAGATGGGTGTTCAGAGAAGAACTGTGGGTTTATGTATTGGCAAGTAAACAAAGAATTATTAGGAGGTTAACTGTGTTCTTTCAAATTCTGTTAGATGCTATATTAATCTGTATACTAGTCTGGTTATTTTTAAGATATTTTTTTCCAAAGGTAGTCAAAGAGGATACAGCCGTAGATACCAATAATATTCTTGAAATAAAACAAAAAGAAATGGAGGAAGCTACTAAAAAGTTAAAGGATTCTGTAGAGGAATTAAAACTATCTAAAGTTATTAAACAAGCTGTTAGCGAGAGTAGTAAAGTGGAAGAAGAAGTAAAAGGCATAGATGCCGATATCAAATCAATCAAAGAAGGAAAATAGCATGAGAAGATGGAATGAAGATACAGATGAAGAGCAAGTAAAAGAAGCTATTAAAAAAGTAGCATCAAAAGTAAGTTTCAAAAAACTACTAGCGATAATTACTATGGTAGTTATTTTTGGCTTTCTACTACTATCTGCTGGAGCAATTTTTGAAACTGTGCCTACTGGATTTTATCAAGTGAAACAGGCTGCTCTTACAGGGGAACTTACTGTAAAGATGACTTCTGGTATGTGGTTTCAAAATTTTGGGGATATATTTGAGTTTCCTAAAAGCGAGACATTCTTCTTTACAAGAGATAGTAAAGAAGGAAAAGCCGTGGATGAGTCCATTGAAGTGACCTTTGCAGATGGTTCTATTTGTAAGATATCTGGTACTGCGCGTATCATTATGCCAAGTACAGAGGCAGAGGCAAAACATCTTATTGCAGATTTAGGTTTCAGAGACTACGCTTCTATTGAACATAAACTTATTCTTCCTACAGTGCGCCGAGCATTGGTTCTTACTGCTAACATGATGACTGCGCAAGAGTCCTATAATGTTAAACGTCCAGATTTCCTACGGTGGGCTGCTGGCCAGATTGAACATGGTATTGCTGCTACTGATGAAGTAGAGAAAGAATTAAAAGATCCTGTATCTGGTGAAATGGTAAAGAAAAAAGTCAAAGTTATTCGTACCGATAAAAATGGACAAACTATCTATGAGAGTAACCCATTGGATGGTACTGGTATTAAATTAAATAACTTTGAAGTAAAAGAGTTTGGTTATTCTCCAGAAGTACAGAAGCAGATCGGTGAGCAGCAGAAAGCTATTATGGAAGTAGCTACTGCCAAGGCCAATGCCCTTAAAGCAGAGCAAGCAGCAATTACCGCAGAGAAAGATGGTCTTGCAAAAGTAATGACTGCACGGTACACAAAAGAAGAAGAGAAAATTAAAGCAGTAGTAGATGCAGATAAGGAAAAAGCTGTAGCTGTTACTAAAGCACAGCAAAATAAAGAAACTGCGTCTCTACAGAGAGATGCGGCTGAATTTACCAAGCAAGAACAAATCCTTCTTGGTGAGGGTGAGGCGAAACGAAAACAGCTTGTTATGGAAGCTGACGGTGCCCTAGCAACGAAAGTTGAAGCTTTCAAGTATGGTATAGACGCTGTAGCTAAAGCGTGGTCTACAAGGCCCGTACCGGCTTATAATGTGGAAATGGGTGCCGGTAGCGGTGGCAATAGTTCAGACAGCAGTTCTTTGCAATTTATGAATATGCTTAACACTATGGTAGCAAAGAATTTAGGATTGAACTTGGATATTAATCAAGCTGGGCATGCAGCTCCAGCAAAGAAATAATACTAGAATGGGGCTGTCTCCACGAAGCCCCAAAGGATTAGTATGTACAATAAAGTAAGTAGCATGAGTTGGGTAGAATTAATAGCATGGATTAAATATAAGATTAACCTAATGGTGCCTGGATTACAATGTGAAGTAGCGTACGATTATAATCTTACTACTATGTGTATGGAACTATCAATGTGGATTGGTACAAGTAGGGCAGTCATTACTCCTATAGTACGCCATATTACAGCTAGAGAAATGACATTTACTGAGGAAGATTTTGTAAGAATAGTAATATTTCCAATGGTCATGGAATTGACAGGAGGACAGTAATGCATTGGTTTACAAAAAGTTGGTGGCAGTACTTATTAGCTCCTAAAGATGCTTGTGCTCCTTGGTTAGAAGTAATTTGGTGTAGAGCTGGAGGGCATAAATGTGGAGTGATATATGTAAATGCTGGTGGAGAAGAACCAGACATGCATTGTAAAAACTGTGGGGATTACTTGGGTTGATCTATTAAATAATGTATTAAGGAAACAAGATAATGCAAAAAGCAAATGAAGTACATCCAATATCTGCAGAAGAATCTACTTTAAATCTTATAGATGACTATGTTGGTGTACATGGTAAAGGAAAAACACCAGAAG